GGTTCTAAACCATTCATATAAATATCAAAATAACTTGAAGTTGCATCAGCACTAATCTTAGTGTAGTTAGTGTTGAAATCTACAACATACTCATCAGTATCCAAATCTTTAATTGCATACCAAGCAGAACCTGAAGGTAAATAATATTGTTTAGTATACAATGATGATGTTGACCAAACTTGTGCTGGGTATTTTGGGCGACAATTAATCCTAAATTTATTAACACTTTCTGGATAGAACACGCCTGGGTTGTCTGCTAAATCAATAAATTGATTAGGGGCAAATAATTCAGTAATAGTTGAAGAACCAGTATCCCAAGTTGAATCATCCCACATGATATCTAATTCAGGGGGATAAATTGTATTTGTGTCAACACTATAATACTGCATTACAGGTTGTACTTGCTTGTTTGTGTTAAATTCTGCTCCGTTTTCCCATTTAATAATAAACCCATTATTAGCTCTAGAACCACTATACCAATCAGCTACCATTGGTGTGATAGTAACACTTAAATCTTTTTGTGATCTAGGACCAAAAGACTGTGTTACAGGGTATTGTACTGTATTATCTGAAGAGCTAAAATACCAGTTACCACCACCTTGTGGTGCGTATGTTGGGTTATATGAGCTAGTGTATCCTAAATTAGAACCACCAATATTCCAAGCAGCACCACCTCCAAATTGAGGGGAATTCCATGCAGCACCATCAGTAGTAATGGGTTCATCTAAATAAGTTCCTGTACCCATATTCCAGCTGTCATATACTGGGAATACTTCTAATGTAGAGTCTTCTACAATACCTTGGGCAGTAGCTATAAAACATTTTAATTGGGCGTCCCAAGTACCAGTTACTTTAGTATTAAATACATTAGCAATTTCATCACTATCAAAAGCAATTAAAGTTCTAGCTACAGAGGGGCTACTATCAACCGCAAAGTTCAAATTTGATATTTGGTTGATAGGATCAATACCTGTGTTCATTGTAGGATACATTGAATACAGGGATGTATCTTTATATGGGAAAAGTTTATATACTGCCATTTTTTAGAAGTTTACTACTTTACCTTTAATATCCGAATTTGGGATTTTAACTTCAAAAATCATAGGATCAATTGATGGGTATATTACTCCATTTATATTAGATCCTTGAACATCGTAAGCATATTGTGAATAAGCCCCTCCGGTTTTGTTAGTAAAATAAATATTTTTAACTGTTTGAACTCCTTCAACTCTATCTAATATTACAGAAACATCTCTAAGGACGATAGGCTGATTAATCTGCCAGTTTTGTATGTTAAAGTAGTTTTGAAGGGCTATAATACATTTTCTTAGAACCTCATTGCTATTAAAGTTAGGTAAAGTAATAATTTCAAAATCAATTCCTAAATTTATTACAAATGCGTTCTTAATCCCTACTGAATCCCCAATAGTTCTAAATTGGGATAAGTATGTAGTTAGATTTTGTTTAAGTGTATTAGAGGCGTTAGTAAGACTACCATTACCATCATAGGCTAAAACATATAAGTCAACATTAGTACCTGTATTATTTTCTGCTTTAGCTTTCTCAGTATAAACTTTAGCGATTTTACCATATTTAGAAGGCATTGAAAGTGCTCTTACAGTGTAATCGTCTGGGGTAACTGTTCTATATTGGGTATTAAAATTAGAAATAATATTTTGTCTTAATTCTTCTAAACTATCTCCACCTCTACCTCCTGATGCTGCTCTTGGGTTAGTAACTACTAAAGAGTCAAATGATTCTTGGTATAAACCTCCGGGATCAGTTTGAGCAAAGTTAACAAATGTTTTATTAATTTGTTTAATATTAGTTAATGTGTTTGCTGCTACGTTTGCACCAACACCACCACCAACTAAGTATCTCACAGTTAAATTACCTGTTGGGGCAATTCCATAAGTATTTGTAAAGATAAAGTTTGTAGGAGAATATGCTGTAGTAAGTTTGTCTTGTTCAAAAGGTAAACCTAAACCAACGTTATCACTATTAGGTGTAACTTCAGCATCAACATCTAATGAGGTACCGGCGCCAAATTGAATTTCTAATGACCCACTATTGACAAAGCGAGTAGCAAATCTGCGTTGTACTTGTTTTAATTGGAGTAAATATGGGGCTAAACCTTCATCTAAGTAAGTATTAGGATTATTTGGGTTTGAATTTCTAATAGAATCATAAACCATTTCTTCTGCTAAGTAAGGTACTTCATACCAAGTATTACCATCTGCATCTACAATATCTAAAATACTAATAATGTTATTATTATTAATGGTAGTTGTAAAAAATTCTTGTGGTGTGGATGGAGCTTGGATTTGAGCTGATACTATAGTTGCAGAGATTGCATTTCTACTCTTTTTGAGCAAATATTTTGTAGGGTTATTAACACCATCTACTTCGTATACAGTAGCTTCAGTTGGGTCCATTGAACTAGAAACTGTAAAGTCTAAAGTATTTTCTGTAAGAAAGTTTAAGTTAGCGTTTATTGAGGATCCAATTTGAGTATTTTGGCCTATTAATAAAGCGTAATTATAGTCTGGGCGGTATTGTGAAGGACCACTAGTAATAGCAGGGACAATTTGATAAAAATCAACTGGGGATGATGCCGCACCTGTTACCTTAGGTTTATAACCCATAACATAAGCTAAATCATATAGATTTTCGAATCTACGAGCGTATTGAGTATAGGTTTCTTGGACCTGGTTGTCTTGATAGAATGAAAGTACATCCCCAATATAAGCAGATAATTCCATAAACATCATACCAGGAGATGCTTCTGTAAAGTCTGTGTAGGTTGTTGGGAAGTAAGTTTTAGAATAGTTAACTAATGCCGACCTAAAATCAGCAAAATCTTTATTCAAATATTTTATATCTCTCGCCTGTGCCATTATGAAAAGTTGAATTCTATTTGATCAGAAGTATTTTGATTTTTAATAGAATATTTTATGGTTACTTTAATTGTATTTGTATCAGGAATAGTAAAAATTACTACTCTATCTAATGTAATAGATGGGAAAAGATTTTCAATTTTAGATGAAATATCAGATTCTATACCATCTAATGTATCATTAGCTATTTGTTCAAATATAAATTTACGCAACCCACCTCCAAAATTAGGATTATCACACCTTTCTCCTGGTTCTGTTAGAAAGAAATTAATTAAATTATTCTTAATAGCAGAATTACTCGTATAATTAGGTTTAAATACAGCAGGATCAGATAAAGGTAAATCTATCCCTACCCCAATATTAGGGTAGAAATCTGTTGCTGGTATGATAAGTGGGTTGAATGCCATTATTTTTTATTCATTAATCCCATAATTTGGTCTAGACCAACGTTTCCTGCTGGTAAATCACCCCCAGGCATAGCACCTGAAGGAGGTTGGAAAGAATTACCCATAGCATTTGTTGAGTTAAATGAAAGAGTATCTTGACCTCTTCTCATATCACCCATAATACTTTCCATCATAGCACGTTTTTCAACTGATGTTGATGATGGGGGAGTTTGTAATGTTGGAGCTACAGTTTCGTTTACAACTGTAGCCTTAGGTGTACGAACTGCTTCCAAAAGGATTTCTTTTAATTCCTCTTGAATAACCTCTCGTACGGCTTCTTTAATAAGTACTTTAAATTCTGTCGCTTTCATGGTTATAAATATTGAAATTTAATAGGGTTTTAAATTAGGATTTGAATCAATTAAATATTTTAATTCGTCTATAAGGATTTGTTCTGATGAAGCAAAAGATGGAGTCGTTTTTAGGGCTGTTACACCTTGTCTGTTTAGTGCTACTGCAAATCTTCTGTATAAACTTCCAACAGGTTGACTTTCACTTCTAATATTTAATTTAAAGCCTTTATATTCATTGTCTACTGTGTTACCTTGGAGTAAAGCTTGAGCGCCAAATCTTACCAAATCTTCCGATAATTCGGATTGAGGTATTTCATCTTGGGAACATAATAAAGCTAAAATATCAACTAAATTTAATAATGCTAATACTAATTGAATTGATAAAGATAAAGTAGTACTAATACTTAATAAAGATTTAGCAACTTGAAATCCTTTATCGGATTGGTTTCTTGCTCTACTTGTTTTTTTATCTATTTTAGCTACAGTTGCTTGAGTAGCCATGTTTAATGAAAAGGGACCAATCGGAATAGGTATGTAACCTGCAGGAGGGGGGACACCAGCAACCCCAGGTATTACTAAAGGGGTAGGGTTATTTTCATATACTTTTAACACAGCAGCCCAAGCAGCTCCATATAAACTAGCGGCTGTTCCTGCTACAGCTAAAATTTCGGCTGTTGTATATATATTATTTAAACCTCGAACTAAATTGTTCTTTTTTTCTAAAAGCCTTTGCAATTCTTCTTTAGTAGGGCAAAAGTCTTTTAATTTACCTTCAGCTTTAAAGTCTTCTGGGATGTTATCTATTGTAAGATTAGATAAAGCATTTAAATTACTTGTAGTAAAGGCATTCATAAAATCAACTCCTTTTAATGATTGAAGGTTAATATCAGGTAAAGCCTGATCTAATTTATCAATAGCAAAAGGTTGTAGTAGTCTTACTACTTGGGGAAGGATTTGACTTTTTATTTGAACGTTAGCTTGAGAAAGAGCAGTCTGTAATAACCCATCTGGAGGTGGTGGGTTGGTAGTTTGGTCTATAACAATCTCTGTAGGAGTTTGTTGTCTAAATGCTATACTAGTAGTAGAAAGAGGTAGAGTAGTAGTTTGAGGGACTACTTTACCAGGGGGTTTCGGGGGTAAATTTACAGAATCAGCCATTATAATGTATTTGTAAATTTAGATTTAGCATTTTCAAGTTGATTTTTAATACCACTTAAAACACTTTGGGTTGAAGTAGCAGCATTGTTTGTATTAATCAACATAACAGGTGATTGAGCTGCCATATTACTTTGTGTCGATAGTGCTACACACAAGCTGATAAGGGTGTCACAGAGTTGTTCTAAGAGAAATACTGTTGTATCTCCTTTTAAAACAGGTTCTGTAGCTTCTTTTCCTCCTAAAAATATACCACCTCCACTAATAAAATCTTGAGTGTTAATTACGAATTTTTTAGAATCTATATTTACACTTTCAATAGAAGATAATCCAATACTCTTAATAGATGATAATAATAAATGATCTTGGGAAGCGTTAAATACTAATCTACCAGAATTTACTATTACTTGTTTTTTATCATATTGATTTACTTTAATTGGTTGGTTATCATATGAATTATATGAATTATTACCACCAGTTTGGAGAGGAATCTGTTGAGTTGAAGTTAAATAAATAGATGAACCATCTTGATTTATCTGTTCTGTGATAGAATCCCAAGCCGGAGCATATGGAGCTTTTTGATTTGATAAAATAGTAATTGGATCACCTAAATCCCCAATTTTAGACCATTCATTAGGAACAAATGTGATTCCATTAGGCACAGTATTCCCCAATCTAATACTATTACCAAATCTACCATCTATAATATAATCCCCTTCATATGGATATGTTGGGTTAATATTTGATTTTTCTTGGAAGTAATTACCGGGGTTAAATACTGTATTACTTCCTGAAGATGGTTTGTTTGGGATTCCTACAGCAGCTACCTCTAAATAACCTTTGTTTTGGGTATTTGGAGTTATAGTCTGTGTAGGGTAAGGGATGGGGTTTACTTGTTGATTATTCCATAAATTTAAAGGACTTAGATAGTAAAAAGTTAAAGTACCAAAATTAGATTGGTATTCTTTATTAGCTAAAGCTATTACTAATACAGTCTCATTAGTTAAAGGATAATTTTTAGTATTAGGGTATAAAGGAAGAACACCAATTAATGTGTTAGATCCATTAACCTTAATATCATCTAAAATTTGAATTGTAGCTATACCATTATCCGAACCACCTGTTTGGTTGATATTTAATACTCTACCTGAGATGAGTTTGCCTGAAAGTTGTTTAAGGGCATCATCTTGAGATGTATTAATAATTTGCCCTAAACTTTTGTTTAGGGATTGTCCGGATTTAAGTACCATTACTTATTGTTTTGAAGCTTATCCATTTCCTCAAGCAATTGAGCTTTTTCCTCATCGCTAATGCCTAAACCACCATCTTCAGATGTTGAGTTTAAAGCTCGCTGGACTAGGGTAGCCATTTTAATTAAGGCATCATCGTTTTTAACACCGATCTCCATGTACTCTTTAATTAAAGGTACAATTAATGTGGCATCACCTATATCGGTAACCATCGGTTTTAACTCGGAAATAAGCGCGGTAACTTGTGCTTCGCGTCGTTTCTGGTTGTTGTAAATTTCCTCAAGAATATCCGAGAATTTCTTTTTACCAAACACAACTTTGTCGAATTGTTGGCTCATATTTATACGTTTTATTTGGTTATAAATATAAACTATTCAAATTCTACATACCCATTGTCAAGGAAAAATATATAGTTATCTTGAAATATGGTATATAGTTGAGAAGCTACCTTAGTAATTTTGGGAGTTTTAGCATCTACCATCTCTCTAATGTAGATATAAAGTGCCTTTTTATTGAAAATATCAATATCCTCTCTTTTACGAAACAACTCAAGGATAGCATCTGCTACCTCAGCATCGTGTTTTTTAGGAAATAATTCAAAGATATTATCGGTACAATGTTTAACAAATAAATCTATGTACTGATTTAATGGTGGGTTTTCGGGATCAGGATCATCTAAACTATATGAATATGTATCGTCCTTAAACAATTCATCTACAGGAGCTTTATCAACTCTCTTTTTATAGTTCTTTTGGTTCTGGAGGATTAGATATCGTTTAGCGATAGTACCGAAATAGGAGTATGCTTTAGCACCTCGTGATGGGTCAAATAAATGAATTTTAGATAAAAGGAAGGTAATTACCTCATGTTGAAGATGCTCAATCTCATCTACTTCAGTATAATAAAACTTAAAAGTGTGAATGATGTTTTCGGTGAGTTTAAAAAATGCATAGTGAATTTCTCGCTCATAAATTTTAGAACGTTCACTTGAACTCGGTTCGTTATTGTATCTTACAATAGCATCTTCGGTTTCTTGGGTAAAGTAGTTTTTACTCTTAGCTTTTTTAGGCATAGTGGGTTGTTAGAGCTTCTTAAGAATGAACTCATTTAAGATATCTTGTAACCCTTTAATTTGTTGAAAGAAAAAACCTACTTCATCGTCGCTACTAAATGTACCACGAGCGTCTACTGCCTTTAATTTCTCATCCGAAACCTCTATTACACGGGAAAGTCTATCTAAATATGTTATGTAACTGGACAAGATGTCTTCTTGTTTTTCGACTTTTCGTAAAAGGTTAAAGGTCGTATACCCTAAGGCAACGACCACTAACGATAATATAATAATAGCTATAATCATAGATTATCTAATAAATTTTTTAACCCTTCACTTTGAATTGAACCTAAAGCTTTCTGTTGCTTATTATTAGCACTTTTAGGCTTGTCGGTTAATGTAAAATTCTTTTTTTCGGGAGTCACGTTACCTTTCAATTTAGGTAACCACTCACGTTCAAACTCAATACGAGCAGCCATCAAGTCAGCCTGGTGTAGGATAAATGGTAGGGAAGTACGTGGTTTTTGTTCGGGCATAAACGCCATAAGATATTTCTTATTACCCTCGTCGTATAAACCATCGTGCGTTTGAATTGCGAGCATCTCGTTAAAAGTATACTGGATACCGTGAGATTGGAGCATAAATAAGCCTCGATCTGGAACAGAAGCAAACGGTACCTGGGTGTTGAATTTATAATCTTCACCTAGTTTTTCCTTTCTCCATTTATCATCCTGGGGGATATATGATTCATTGTCTTCATCTCCCATCTTACCCAGATCGTGATTGATAGCAGAGAAAACTAATTCTTCAGTAGTGAAGGTGGTCATATCAGCCCCAAAACCCTCCCAAACAGCAGAGATAGAAAGGGCTGCTTTGACAACGCGATTTACGTGCTCAACATACCCACCCGGAAAGGCGTTATGGTATTCTTTTTTGTGAGCGGCCGGCATCAACATAACACGTTCTTGATACTTATTATAGAAATCAATAAGTTTTTGTTGACGTTCTCCCGTGATGTGGGTTTCAATATTAGAGATAAATTCAACCCAATTCATTTGGATTTGTTCTGCTGTTAAGTTCATAACTTTTATTTAAATATTATCGTCCGTAAACTTGATCTTGGCGAGAAACAAGTGTCATAAGATCACTTAATTTTTCATCGATGTAATTAAGTTCTTTATTAAGGTCTTCAATTGTAGTACCTTGACGAGTAATCATAACACGAATGGTTTTTACTTTACCTTCGATGTTCTCGATTTTCTTTTGTGCTAATTCTTTATTTTGCATGACTTTTTATTTAAATTATGGGCGACGTCTCGTGACGTCTCATCCTCTTCTCTTCTTATCTCTTTTTCTTTCTTTCCCTGTACCTCAAATATACGCTAGGAAGATAGAACCGCCAAGTTATTTTACAAGAGATCTAAAACTTTTTTTATATGAGCGCATTTTTCATATGCTTCGCGTTCTTCCCAAAAATGAATAGCTAACTCACAAGCTGTTTTTGTGTAATCATCTGAGAATAAGCGTAGGGCATCTTTACCCTGGTCTGAAATAGGATCAAAATCTTTTAGATATGTCCAAGCTCTAGTATGAGTGACAAACTCACCTGCATCATCACCTAAATTTATTTTTTCGGCTATATCTGGCATTAATTCAAGAAACTGGTTCATCTTTTTTTCCATGTTCTTTTGATTCCAAATAATCTTTTTGAACATACCTAATTTAAATGCCTGGGTATGTTGTAGATCCATTAACATAGCCTTGTCCTTTAAAGGAGCATCATCTTCAAACGCCTTAAATAACCTTTCGGGATCAATCATGGGAATTCATCTAAATCAGTCTCAACCTTAATTCTACCACTTTTGTAAACTGTCATCCTAGTAGGATACCAATCATCAAAGTAACTAAACGAGATTTTGTTTTTTGTAATTTCATGTAATTCGCAGTCAAGTTCCCCTAACCAATCCTGAACTTCATCTTTATCAAAGACACCTTCAGTAAAATATAGGTGAACTATTTGAGTATAAATCTTAATTTCCTCCTGCGTTTTCACGTGTATAAATATATTCAATTTCAAGTTCACCGACGGCGGTGGTTGTTGTGTAGTAGTGCATTATATCGCGTTATAATATGGAAATACTCGGGGTTCTTTGGCGTTAGTTATTAATAATTACGTCCTTGTGTACGAAAAAGATCGAAATCTTTATACACTTTAGTTTCTAGTTTATCGACTCGAGAGTCGGTGTGTCGAACAACATTGTTTTCAACATTTTTAATTTCATCATATAAATCATTTCGGTAGCGTTCTACCTCATAATGTAATTCTCTAACGTTAGCGTCTAGCTCTCGTTGAGTAGATTCCGCTTGTTTGCGGGTGATATTCAAAGTCTTTAAGACCAAAAACGTACCTGCAACGATCAATAAATCGATCACTGCCAATACACCTAGAGTAAAAGATAGTGTTTCCATAGTTTTAAAATATTATGTCAAAGAACCCCTTATATTTTGTAGTAATGTAAATAAAGAAAAGGAGTAATCCAAGGGATCCTCCTTTCCTGCCACTGTAGCTCCACTCTGTTTTGGAGGAACAGAGAAACCTTTGCATCTGACTGCGTTGAGCGAAAGACCGGGTTCGAACCGGCGACCCTGACCTTGGCAAGGTCATGCTCTACCAACTGAGCTACTTTCGCATCTTTGGTTTTTACACCTAGAGCCTCAAGCCGGACTCGAACCAGCGACCTACTGATTACAAATCAGTGGCTCTACCAACTGAGCTATTGAGGCTTTTAGGTCCAACCACCTTACTATCTGCAGATGCATGAGATTGAGGAGCTAATTGCATACACAATCTAGTTGAACCGGGTGCACCCCTGGAGTGCTGTCTTGTAGGAGAGGAAATATTATGGGCTCTAACCAACTCGGCTTTTCACTCTATTTCTTGTTCTCTCCCGAGGCTAGACTCAGTGTTATTCTGCGGCAGCTTCTTCACCTTCTGTAACTACTTCAAGAGAAGCTGAATCAACCGCAGTGACAGTGTCTACTGTGGTTTCTTCAACAACTACTTCTTCAGTAGCTTGAGTGCAAGACGCTACAGCGGCAGCGATTGCAAACATTGCGAGAATTTTTTTCATTTAGAAAAAGTGTATTAAATTAAACAAACATCAGCGGAGGCTCAGGGATTCGAACCCCGGTTAGACTTTCACCTAATTCAGTTTTCAAGACTGACGCATTCGACCGCTCTGCCAAACCTCCTTTTTTCACGCCTTGGGCGTATATCAAATAACTTTCTTTTGTATAAATATATAATAAAAAAATTAATACTCCAAGTTTAAGTTAATATTTATAATAAAATAATTATATAATGGCAACTACAAGACCTTTTGCCCGTAACACGGGGGAAAATATACCAAATACAAAACAGGTAGGCAACATAGCTGTTGGAGACCAAGGTTTAAGATACGATACTAACCCAGGAGGAGTAAAATGGTGGATGGGTCCTGATGAAGATAATAGATATGTAGTTGCTAAAGATGTACCTGCAGGTAACGCTCCCACACCAGATGGTAATATTGGTACTATGAGATTTTGGGCCTGTAGTGATAGCAATAATGTTGATTATGTTACATTAGTTAACGGACTTACTGGAGAGAATTTTGGTTCCGCTAATACCGCGTATTCCTACATAAATTCTAATGGATATTGGACGAACTATACCCAAGGTACAGCATCTGCTCCTGCAGAAATAGATTTACCATCTGACCAAGTACCAGCATCTTTATTTTATCTTTCATACACTAATGAAATAGTTTGGAATAATGCATCAAATTACACTATGTGGAAATTTGATGCTGCTAACCCTACAGTAAGTTCTTCAATTGCTACTGGTATACTTTTTAGAGATATTAAAACTGTATCTCCTGATGGTAAAAAAGCACTTTTACCTATGACCCTATATTCAGGTTCTGGTGGGTCTTTTTGGAACCAAATTGGAATGTATGATGGTGTAACAGGAACACTATCTACTGCTTCGATGTTTATTCCTAATTCAAGCTCAGCAGGTTATTATAACTGGACCGCAAACACTTCTTATGATACGTTAAGAAACGAATTCCTAGTAGGGGGTCGTGGATATTCAGAATCCGATGGGTCAAACTATGGTCCGGGATATAATAAGATTCTTAGATATGCTACAGGTTCTAACGGAATTGAATATGTTGGGTATTACCCAGTTTCGTGTTCATACCAAAAAACAAGTGGAGGTACTTACCAAGCTGCAATTAATTCGGTAAACTACGATCCAAATAATGATCTTATTTATTACACATTTACAACAAGTACAATTGGTGTAGATATTCCATTAGGATCAGTAGTAAAAAATTATAAAATAGGAACTGGGCAGAACAGTGATGCTTTATTAGTAGCTTTCACAACAGGAGTAGCTAATTGGCAAGGATGGGGAGATGGTAGTCCATTTTACCATGCACCATCTAATAAATTATTTGTTAGAGAAGCCTATAAAATAGGTGGTTCATATAAATTAGATTTTGCTGTTTGGGATATTACAAATGACACATATACTAAACCAAGTTCTAGTTTATATACATGGACAACTGGTGATCAAAATTCTTGGGGTTTTAATCAACAAGTAGTAAACTACTTAATCCCACAAAAGGATGTATATATGTACTTTAATGCTGAGGATGTATGGGCTATCGATACTTATAATTACAACCCACAATTCCAGGTTAGTGGATCACTTTCTAATGGGGTATTTAATGATTCAATGACAGTAAACACTAGATTTACTTACGATTCTACCCAAGAATATTTCTGGATTGCTTTCTCAGCCTTAAGGGTATTTAATACCTACGATTTATCTGCTATTTAAGTAGTGCGCCTACTAGGACTTGAACCTAGGACTAATCCGTTATGAGCGGAGTGCTCTAACCAACTGAGCTATAAGCGCGTGGTTGGAAGGGACGGATTCGAACCGCCGTACTCTTACGAGAGCAGATTTACAGTCTGCCGGTTTTAACCACTCACCCACCTTCCAGTGTTGTCGGGATAACAGGGCTCGAACCTGTGGCCTCCTGGTCCCAAACCAGGCGATCTACCATCTGATCTACATCCCGATCCTGTTGTTAAGGTACAACAGCAAACCGGAGATACACGCCTGGGGTATCTTTTATGTGATCCGAGAAGGATTCGAACCTTCGACCTACGCATTAGAAGTGCGTTGCTCTATCCAGCTGAGCTACCGGACCATGAGTAAGGGGCTTCACCTCTTTAGCGCGCTTGCAGCGTCAAGGTCCCTACCTAAGCAGTCCGTCGACTGTATTCTTAGGATTTTACGTTTTACTCCCCTTTTATATTTCAAAGAACAAATCTTTTGTGCACCCGGCCGGAATCGAACCGGCACGATCATCACTGATCAAGGGATTTTAAGTCCCTCGTGTCTACCTATTTCACCACGGGTGCTTTTTTAAGGCTTTAGATTCGATCTTCGTCGTCTCCGCCTAGTTCGCCTAATTGTGCTTCTATCAAAATTGCTGTTCGTTGTAGATCGTTAAATTCACTTTCTACATCAATGCGATTTGGGTTTTCTGGATGGTAATCCCAAAGCTCATCAATACGATCTTCAATTTCAATGAGTGCATTTATTAATGCTGCTATTTCTTGTGCCATTTTACTTCCTTTATTTGTGTAAATATACGAACAATTTTTTGCTTATCCCAATCTAAAGATGTAGATTAGTGTCATTTCTATTCAAATTTTAATCCATTTTCAAACATAATCTCACGTAGCTGGTCTCTACACTTCTCAAATGTTTCGTATTTGTCCTTACTGTATTCAGCATCAGGCATATATTTGTATTGTGCTCTTAACCATTGGTCCATTTCCCACAATGTTGATTGTGCTTTAGCACCATTGACTGCTAGGTCAAAATCTGCTTGGTCTTCTGGTAGGTTAAATTCTAATGTTGCTTTCATTTGTATTTCCTAATTACTTCAAATGTTCGTTTCAAATCACTATCAAGATGAATTTTTTGGTCAGCCCTAACAGGATACCAAGCAACAGTATAACCGTGATTAGCATTATAATCTTCAGGCTGTACTCTATTACCATTTACTTTGTGTAAGTAAATCCAAGGTATATTACCCATTAACTCAAGCTCAATACCAATTTTCTTGAGACGGTTGATAAAGATTTCTACTTCGTTCATATGATACCTCCTATAATGTCTCTATCTTGCAAATGATCAAACTCACCATATGTTTGAATCAAGTAACCAGTTTCTACAGGTACAAATGAACTTACAATTCGTCCTTTAAACGATTTATCAATCCACTCCATATCTATACCTTCAGTGATGTAAGGACCGCCAGATGGATCAACCATACTGATGGTTTTTGTATCTGAATAGATTAGTGAGCCGTACTTCTGAGCTATTTCAGAATATTCAAATGTGACATCGTTATACCTGTGTACTTCCTTCTTAAAGTCCTCAATGTGAAGATCTCCACCGTCTTTGCGGTATTGTTCATAAGCTTCTTTGTAGACATTGGGCCAGCCAAATCGACAATATTCAAACTCTCCTTCCCATAATACATTACCATCTTCCTGTTTGGTAAATGTATAAACGTCTCCGTATCTGTTTGTGTATTTCATCATCAGTTCAATTGATATTTAATAAGTTCATTAAGGAAATCCTCAAAGTCATTTTTAAAATCCTCGTTTATATCGTGGAGGGCTTGAAGATACCCACGCATGTATAAAACCTCTTCATCGCTATATTCCCGCGAAGGAACCACGAGTTCCTGCTCGTTATCGGCGATAGTGTCGTTAAGTAATTTACGAAAATTATCCATTAGATATAGTTTTGACCAAATTTAGTAATAATTTCTTTTGCTTCGCTAAGTTCAATATCAAAGAATTCACGATTCCCAGTAATACGAGATGATTCTAGATGACGGTGAACTTCTTGTTCTAAAGCATACCCATTGTAGCAATGGAAAGCCCATTCAACTTTAAAAGGCATAATTACACCTGTTGAGCGGGAAAGCTGCTCTGCTCGTTTCTCAGGAGTACCATCGGTAAATCCAATTTTGATGTAACCTGGCATTGTGGGGTTTGACAAAACATATACCCAAGAATCATAATCTGTCGTACGATTAGCGTATTTATTTCGCTTTCTTCCGGTATAATACGTGACTATATCCCACCCATCTTCACCTTCGGTGAGTGTATAATATGGACATTTGTTTACGCGAATTCCCGTGTAATCTTCCTTTAGCGGGATATATTGTTCTGCTTCTTCTGGTGTGATCCTTTGAATACGATCACGAACAGGTGAAATATCGTAGTAACTCATTTTTTCTTTGCTTCAATAAAATTAAGTAAAATACCCCCAAAACAGGCACCAAACATAAAATTACCAAAAATACTAGGGAAAAACATGTTTAATAATGCGAATCCACTTCCGGCAACAACCAAAAACTGATTTGTAAATCTAACTCGCATAAGCAAAAATTCTAATAACATCATAACCTTTATTTCTTATATGTAAATATACGAAACCTTTTTTGGGTAACCAAATTTATTCGAAAATAATTTTCATCTCCACCTCACGAGTTTCATTCCATCCCGTATCGCTATTAAATAGTACTTGAATGAAGATTGAAGCTGTATCACCAATCATCTCATCATCGAGAAAGATGTTTTGGGTAGGGTGGTAATTGTATTTTGAGTGGGTTCCAAACAAAGTAGGACTATAGGGGCAATCCAAACAGGTGTGTTTTGTAATCTCATATCCCGCCAAATTAAACAAACTACCCACAGCATTAAGTTGTCGCATAGTATACGTGTAATTTCCAATAGGGATGGGGGTATTTAGAGTTTGATCGTTAAACCACCCCAAATAGCTATACATGGGTGTATCAAATTGAATAGAATCAAAGACAATCCAATAATCCGAATCGTAATTGGTCTCAATTAAAGGAACTCCATTGATAACATAGTGAGGATCAAGCTCAGAAACTACCCCCCGAATAGTAAAGTAACGTAAACCTTGATATTTTACCCTCCAATATCCATCTGCTCCCAAATAGGCACCAACATTTGAGATAGTATCAATAGCAAACTCGGTATTACAAGTTCCATCTAAACAGGGGTATGGGTATGTGATGGATTTTTCACAAGAGATCAATCCAACACCCAAAACCAACGCCAAAACGATATTTTTCATAACTCTTATTTCTTAGATGTAAATATACGAACGAGGATTGAGGTAACCAACCAAAAATTAAAAACCTCGACTTTTCTCTTCAGATAAATTAATATCCATAAATACGTATATACTATTTCGACACGATTTTAGTGGTAGAGAGATCGTACATGCGAGGAAAATACACGATATTTTTTACGACCTCGGACCCTATAACGCGACCCTTGTATTCCTCCCCTACTACGATAGTATCCACATTAGATGTGCGAATAGCATCGATTAGTTCCTCGTTAGTACCGAATGAAACGACTTTATCCACATAACGGATTGCACTCATTACTTTAGTTCGGTTATATAGGTTGTTTAGTGGGCGAGATGGACCTTTACTAGCTTGAACTCGCTCGTCGGTGTCTAATCCCACGACTAATTCCTGACCGAGCGAACGAGCGAATTTAATCATCTCAATATGCCCCGCATGTACCACATCAAAACACCCGTTAACCCAGATAATTTTGGGGGAGACCTGGGAAATTTCGGGTGTATCACCCTCATTCCCCATCTCACCTTCAAACATATAACTCATCATGCGTAACTTAGGGCTAGTGTGTACAATTCTTGGTTCAACTTCATATCTTGTTGGAAGTTCTTGATCTTGCGAGCTTTACGCTGCTTGACTCCCACACCATAGTTGATCATCCCGTGTACGAGCTTCTCCTGGATTAGATTATACACGCTCCACATATCATCACCTTTATCCTCCACACGAGTAGGTTCAAGAAGTTCTTGGATTTCGAAGTTTTTATTTTTGGTATCAAAACGCAATCCGATAGCTTCGAGGGCAAACTTCTCTTTTTCTTCTTGAGAAAGCTTTTTAGCCTTTAGCTTATTCATGCACTCTACTGTCAATGGCAATTTCTCAACGATCTCGCTAATTACTGTGGATAATTCATTAAGATCGTAACCCATGTGACGAATCTTCATTGACGCAAACTCGGCATCTGCGATAACAAGACCATTTGAACAAACCAAACGGTACAAACCGGCTTGGAATGTAAAAGCATTCTTTCCATCGTGAGAGTTTGTCATTAAGATACGAGGCATAACTGTATCTCCATCTTGTCCATCAATACGGAGATCATCATTACCGAACACAACCATGTGTTTCTGGTAACCTTGGCCTTTACGAGCTTTAACTTGCTTAGCATCAACAACACCCCAACCCAAAGCTGTCATATCATCAATGACCTTTTCGGTGGGAATGTGAACATAGTGTTTAGAAGTGGTCTTCTTATCGGCTTTAGCTGTGAAAACCGAAGGAGCAATTTCACGAATTTGCTCTTTTGTCAAAAATTCGTTCTTGTCTTGTTTAATCGAATACATCATAACCTTATCTTTTTATTAACGGGGTAAATATACAAACAATCTCTTGGGGAGCCAAATTTTCTACCAAAACAATGTCATTGCTGCTTCCACCCCTTCACGGGTAGCAACGTGAAACGAATCGGGACGTGCTGGTAAATTTGGGTACTCAACAGCAGCTTGCTTACGCGCTCCTGGAATTGACTTAGCCCACACGGTGTTCCACCCACCATCCTCAAACGTGAACATGTATTGTTTTAATTTTGTAGCCATAACCTTTAATTATTAATAACAGTGATCTCATTCATTACTAGGTCACACATTTCCATACACTCATCATCGGTGATGAATCCATTAGCGTAACCGGTAATTAACTCTAAAATTTGATCTCCTTTCTTATCCATAACCTTTATTTCTTATGTGGTAAATATACGAACGAGGAGTTGAGTAACCAAATCTTTCCTAAGAAATGTTACGTGGGGTGGTGAGGTGAAGATAAGGATTCCCAGCGTATATATTTTTGTCGACGCGCGAAGATCTTTTTAAAAAACTCTTTCGCATATCGTGGGAAATCATACGAAATGGCCTTTATGGAAACACATATCAATTTATGGGGATATAAGTATATACATGCTCGATGGGTAAAGATCGTTTACGAGGGATGAATACATTAAACACCCTCTTTTGGGCATATCCACGCGCGTATGGATATCGGCGATCGTGGGTATCTATATAATACTATATACGGCGTACGGCCGCACAACCATCTATAATATATAAATCGTGGTACGTAGGGAGATCCCCATACGCAAATACCAGTACTTAAGTACATGCGTACGGGGTAGGGGGTGGGGTATTATTTAAGGCTACTACGGTAGCGATAGTGATAACACTGAATATAACCACCACACAATGTCCCGAATGTCTTGAACATCATATCATTAACACGGGCAGTAACCTCGGCTCCATCACCACCAACATTAATTTTAATGTCGCTAGCGCTCATTTCATTGGTAAGGTGTTTGGCTAGGGCACGATTCAATTTGAACATGTTGGCACCGATAAACTCCCCACGGTAACGCTTTAAACCACCTTGATTCACCAAACGAATTTCCGCAACCACATTAGCCAAATTCTTGTTATAAAACATCTGTTGGCGATCACGGTATGAGGTAGGGTATTCAGTTGGCGCAACATAAGCATTCAACTCACGATCATAATAAGTGTACTGGGTCATGTAAACATACTTAGCAACACTACCATAGGTATCTACATCACCACTATAATCATTAATCATAGCGTTTCCGGGCTCGTTCATCCACGTGGTGAATCCGTTGTGGAGGTCCTGTAGGCGGTTAATTTCCTTATCGGCCAATTGCTCTACAATCACTCGGGCCTCGTTCTCAATGTTCAATAATGCGTTCATAACCTTTATTTTTTCAACACCATAAATATACGAACCCCATCTCGGGTATCCACGTCTCGTATATATTTTTTTAAAGAAAAGAATAGGTTGGATGGGCGCTGGAAGGGGGTTAACGGTAACACAACCCCATGTCACATAACACCCCGCACCCTTGTCACCTACTAATATATGAATCTACATCGATATTGATATTTTGATATTTGTATATCACACATTGCAATGGTCGACCACACATTCACACTAACCAACACGTTAAATTATATGTTAAAACGTATATTTGATTCGGTTATACGTTGTTTATATGTTACAACATACAACGCCATGTTTTTCCCAGGTCGCTACGTAAATCGCGTTAATTAAATCTCCAAATATATTGTCTAAATGTATGTGTTTGTATATACGGAGGGTAGTATTATATTATATCCGCAAGAAGTTTAAAATATATCCGTATTCGTTTTGCGCTATACATCTATATAGAGTTTTAAATCGCTCTTTTCATCTCTCAACCATCACCCCATCTCTAAACCTCATCACACCACCCCCTACTTTACCACCTTTACCTATCTCAACCGCATAAACCAACTCACCTAATTTGTGAATGACACTCCATGTTTGTTTATCGTAGGTAAAATATTCGTTGTAGTGAATAAAGCTTGATGGCGGTTTTTGTTTACGTTTACCCATTATCTATTCCTCGTCCGTTTCGTCAATCCAAGTGTCCTGATAATAGTGATTCATGTTATTCGAATGTGAAACGAACTCTATTAGCCCATTCATTAGTATACTCCTCCTCTTCACAATGGATTTGATACCACTCATCTCGAGTTACACCCATTTGTTTGAGCTCCTCATCGCTCCAGATTGTATTGAATTTGTCTTTAGTCATAACCTCTATTTCATTAATCATTTACAGGGTAAATATATGAAATTATTTTGTGGTAACCAAACTAAGTGTTGAAGTTTTTACAATTGCTCTAATTTTCTCATCTTGGACAGCACACGTTGAATCACCTTCTTGATACCAAACCAAATCAAATTCTTGACCTGGGTATGTTGTGCTAGTAACTTTATCTCCTACTTTCATATTATTTGATTTGAATTGCATAATGAACACGACGATTAATCTGGTAAGCACCTTCATTTCGGTTGGCATAAAGCTTACCATCAACAACTGCTACTGCATGACCTTCAACAACCACTACAAAACGACCAACGGGATGGTTCTCAATAAATGAGGCAATAGTATAACCAGTTGGTTTTTTATACTTAGGGTTAGTAATAATATTTACTCCCTTATACATCCAAAAATGTGAAGGTGAAGCACCATACATTTGGATTTTTTTACCATTTTTAGTTTTACCTAATACATTATAAAGAAATGTGCTGGTGTAAGTGCCTCTACGATTTTGGCGATGGAGTTTTTTAGCAACCCAAGAATGTGCAACATCATAAGTTACATCAAGAGCAGCCATAAATGCTCTAACAACACAGTCATTAGATTCTTTAGCACCAATAGCACTAGAACGAGCAATAGCAATTGTATCAACACACAATTCAGGGTTAATCATCTTTTGCACACGCAATACACGACCTGAGAATTCGGATTTGATTTCTTGCTTAATTACTACTTGCATAACCTTTATTTTCATTTCTTTAACGTGGTAAATATACGAAGGGGATTTGGCGTAACCAAATCCCCCCACAGAAGTCTTTAAAATATTTTTATTGATTATTAATCAAAACAAAAAAGAAATATGTAAGTAAAATACTAATACCCCAAAACGAACCTGCCATTATCCAAAACCACTTATTCATAATTTATTTTATATTGTTGCTCGCTCATCACATTACAAGGTTTATCACTAATTTTAGCCAAATGAATAGCATCTTCCCAACTACCCATTCTAAGATGTTCGTTACCTCTAATTACATACCAACTTTTGAAGGCACGTCTAACATCAATTTTTTGATTCATCTTTTAACGAATAATATTTAAGCCATTTTACACGTGAACTAACACCTTCGATACCAAATGTAGCATCATACCAAGTTCCACCGTTTAACCACACAGTTCTGTCGTTTGAGCTACATGAACGTGTTGTATAATAAACTGGGATGTTATTAATTGTGTATACTGTTTTATTAGGGTAGAATTCACAACCCCATTCCATAAATTTGTCACTTAATTTCTCTGGGAAATACAAGTTCATTGGGTAATGGAATTTGTATTTTTTACTATTGTAGCTTGTTCCATAATGAACGTTTGGAGACAATTTACGTCTACCATTTTTGAAACCAAAGAACTCAATAATATCATTTTCAGGCATTGTGTTTTTAGAATCAGTAGTCCAAAACGCACACCAATTACCCTCTGTTCTATTAATAGCATACAACGCACTTACTTTACTAAATGTAGGTAGTAGATTATTTGTTTTAGAAACTAGACACCCTGAGATAAATGGTGTTTCATTTTTATCATCGTCAGTATTGATAATATTATTAAATGTAACTCCTTCAGATGTTAATTCAATACCACGTTTATTTAATTTGAATGAGCAACGTTTGTTTACTTTATTACCCCAAGGTGGAGCATATCTAAAATCATCATCTAATAATTCAAAATCTGAATGGGTAAAATCCCATTCTTTAGATAAGGTAAAGTTATTGTTTGGAGTTCTAAGTTTAGAATAGTTATTAGTCACAACTAAAAACCACCAACGAATACGATAAAATAAATTAATAATATTTTCCATTATACTTTTAAACTGAAATTAAATGCTATTGTTGCTCGTAATTCATCGCTTTGATTAGCGTAAACTAAATGTTGTAATTCACTTGGGAATATAATTAAATCACCTTCCTTAACATCTGGGACGTAATGTTCTTTATAATACGATTGACGTGAACAAGTGCCTAAATTATCATGTAGATGGGGTTTAAATGTAGCAGCGTATTTAGTTTTGGTTAATTCAGGATGGACAAAACGGATTGGTTCATGTATCTCAGGATTAAATTTAATAAAATGAACTGCTGAGAAGTCACAAGGCATATGTTCGTGTTGGTCTGCTTTTTGTCCTTTACCATAAACCGTATACCAGGGTTCACCATCGATTCTCCAATCCAATTGTAAACCTCTAAAATAATGTTCGATAAATTCGTTAACGTATTTTTTGTAATGCTGAACACTAATCCACCAATCCAATTCGTGAGGTAAATTATCCTTTAAATAATAATTAGTATGAACATTCCAATCATGTGAATGATATGGAGAGTGATTATAGTTTTCTATAATCTTATCTAAATAAGCATCTCTAATAATGAAATGCTCTAATAAATTAAATTTGTAATAAAATGGGGAGAATATATCAATCTTGTTCACTACCTACAACCATTTTATAAGCACGTGCTGCTATTTCACTCATATGAACTTTAGGACTTTCAGTGCGTAATGAAGAACTAATTTCTTGCCATTCTCTAAATTTACCTTTATCAGCGGCTTTGTGGCCATAATATTCTACTAACTCCTCGTTTGTCATTTCCAAAAAATCTGTACGCTAATTAATAATAGGGATAAGCCTAAGGAAATCATAGTTTTGGTATCAATCGGTTGGTTGAAATAGTAACTAGTACCCCAGGCATAAATTAAGATGCCACTAGCAAAACCTATAAAGCGTTGTGGCCACATTGTACCATCAAACGCATTTACTGTGTGTTTAGTTGCGAGAATAAATATTAGTGAAATGGGTATTCCCAATAAAGATAATAGAAAAGGATTACGTTTAAACCAAGGCCAAATAAATTGTCCATTGAGCTGGTAGTAAGTCATCACCTGCCCAATCATATAAAACATAATTCCTAATAAAAGTGCTTTAAGATTCGCCACCAAACATACTTTTTATAAAGTGATAGATAAATATAATAACACTAAATGGCCAAATCAAGGTTACTACAACCCTTTCTTTAAGAGTAAAACGGTATTCAGCTCCTAGACTATCAACTGCCCAATCATATATTAGATTAAGAGTAACCCCAATTATAAGGTATGTAATTATATTACTAATCATTTTTATGTTTATTTTTGCGAGTGTATTTGGACTTGTCCCTTTTCGTTCGCGTTATCATTTTGCGACGTATCAACTGAGCTAGATGTCGCTCCTCTTTGCTCTCCCTTCGGTTCGGTATGTTCTTGCCATTGTTCATCCCAATATTTAAAATCATTCATACAACTGAGATAAACGTTCGATTACTTCAGGGTCTACTGTATCAACATCTGTTTCATCATAAAATATAGCTCCCGTTTCTTTAAGGATTTCCTCAATTGTATCAATACTTTCAATTACATTAATAGTATTATCACTAATAAGACGAACCATAGTGTATGTGCCTTCATTTGTAATACAAGTAATTGATTTAGCTGGGATAAGGTGGGTTTTATTGTTACCCCAACCTGTTAGTTTAATGTATTTCACAGCAACAAATTATTATTTTCTAAACCATACCAAGCACGTTCCAACCAAACACCAACTCGAACACCTTCGAGTTCCTCATCTACTTGAACATCATTTTCCCATCGCTCATTAGCAAGAGTATAAATCATAAAATCAAATAGATCGCGGGCGTGATCATTATTTCCTGTTTTAACCGCTTCACGAGCTGCCGCAAACGATTTGTGCAATACACCTTTTTCTTTCTTAGCCATGTTTTACAATTTTACCAGTTTTTTTATCAAATGTAATTTTCTCATCACCATATTTTACAGTGCGGGTGGATTTGGTTTTTTTAAACTTTTTAATCACATCATCCCACTCACCAAATAAGAAGGAAAACACTAGGATTACACTGGTAAGCACTATACCAAATAACAATTCACTCATAACTTCTATTATTTATTATTACGATTAGCAATCAACTCAGCCAATTGCTCAGTGGTCAATTTTTGACCATCAATTACTTGGTACAACTTGTACTCATTATTCCAAGTACTCTCAAAATCAAAACGTGAACCATCAGCAAAATAAACACTAATCATTTTACGCATGCTACGATTGATGTACTGCTCTTCATCACGAACATCAGTTGCTTGAGGATATTTGGCTTGCAACTGAGCAATTCCATTACGCTTAGCAATTCGACGTTCAAGCTCAGCAATTGCCTTGTCTTCTTGACGTTGGTTATATTCCATCAACTTGGTAAACAACGTTTCAGGTTTAACTGCACGGTAAGAACCAACCAAAGTAGAACACTCGATTTTAGAACCTTTATAATCACTCTGAATACTAAAATGGTTATAACGCTCACTGAGAACCGCCTGATCATTTTCATCCAATTTTACTTCTTTGGTAAGAATAAAAACACCACCTTTAGTGTTTTGGTAAGTAATCTCAGTAGTAAACTCATCATTACCATAACCTAAACTATAATCTTCGGTAATCAATTCACTGGTTAAATTATTTACAAAATCAATACCAGCACGGAAACCTGCATCGCTCAATAATTTCGCATCACGAGCGGCAAGTTCTTCTTGCTTAACAGCATTTTCTGCTTGACTCTTAACAAAACGATCTACACGTGCTTGTTGCTCGCCTGTCATAAACATTGATAATTGAACTGCATTTTCCATAACCTTCATTTTTCTGTTTTTATTTCTTTAACGTGGTAAATATACGAACCCTATCTTAGGTAACCAAATATTCTATTAATTCTCTAATGCCTGTTCTAATACTTCAGTGAAGAAACGAATACCTTGATACTTTTCACAGCCATTCTCTTTCCAACAATCAATTGTAATTTCACGAAGTGCTTCAATCGTTGTAGCTGCTTTCACTTGCTCTAAGAATTCGTGTGGCTCAACTACCAAACCAAATTCAGCATCATATTCCCAATCATTGATATAAACCAATTCTTGTTCTGCGAGCAATACTTCTTTAACCTTGTCAATCATAACCTTTATTTTTATTTCTTATGTGGTAAATATACGAACCCTATCTCGGGTAACCAAATAGATTACAAAGGCATTCCAAGAAGTGTTTTAGTGTGTTTTGAACCTCCAATTTCACGAGTGTAGGTTCCATCATCATTCATAGTGATTTCTTTACCAGCGAGCGCTTTACGTATTGTAGCTTCGTCTGTAACAACGGGCACACCAGCATTAACTAAAATATCCTTAATTTTACCTGATACTTCAACGTAGAAACCTGGTTTTTTAAGTCTATCAATTTTGTGTTTGATGACTTCACGTTTAGCAGGTGAACTACCATCATGCCCTGTTGCTACAAATTTAACACCAGCAGGACCTTTTGGTTTAGCTACGTTTACAGCATCGATTTCACCATCTTGATCTAAATCAATTACCTCGTAATCGTTTTCACCTTCGGATCCAGTTACATCATCAGCTGATTTGTAATTGGAGTGACCACCAATATAAGCATAGGCAGTTTTAATTAAACCGAAAATGTCGTCTTTATAGTCCTCTAAATCTTGCTTAGATAATTCTACCCATTTATTTTTAGGGATATCTACTTCTAATAAGGGATTATTTGCTAAATATTTTTTTAAATCAAAGCTCATTGAAATTGTATTTATCATAAATATCGATAAATACGCTCAAGGGTGTTCTGTGACCATGTTGTCCTCGAACAATTTTAACTTTAGGATACAAACTAAGCATACCCAAAGTAGTAATTGGGTCAATAACCTCATCTGTATAACCTAAAACTACAACTGTCAAATTTTCAGAATCCAATGTTGGGACAAAATCCAACGTTGGGTCAAAACTACGGCTGTGTAGAGCTGGGTTAAACATGAGTGTATCTACGTTATAACGAGTTGCTAAATAAGAAGCAGCATAACCACCCATACTAGATCCAATAACTACATCTGGTTTGAATTGTTGATACATTGTATCAAGGAGTAGTTTGAGTTGAGGATTCTTATAATCCATATCAGGGGCAAATACAGCACCTTGAGTAGCTAAATACTCAACTTTGGGTCCACCCTGTTTGCTTTCAAGTCCGTGAAGATAAAGAATTTTTTTCATTTATACCTGTGTGTTTTTTAACATGTAAATATACAAATAATGTTTAGGGAATCCAAATATTTTAATATGACGTTTTTACTTAAATATGACTCTAACATGACTAAATAATATTTATGGTCACAATAAATTAACCCTTAAATTCATTACTATGAAAAAACTATTATTAATTGGGGTTGCGTTAGTTATGACTGCCTGCTCTTCTACTAATTACGTAGCTCATCAAGTGCACGAATCCCCTAAAACAACTCGCCACGCACTTATTTATGAAGATCATGTAGTTATAGTTACTAGAACTAAACTTAGTTTAGAAGAATATAACAAAATCGTTGCTCTTACAGTAAATAATAGAGATGAGCGCCCTTAAGCACTCATTTCTTATCTAATATTCCACGAAATAGCAATTCGGGAATCCATACTATCATTAGGTAGGACCGAATGTCGAATCCAATTTGGGAAACAAGTATAATATCCTTCTTTAGGGTATAAATAAGTGTTTTGCCAAGTATGAGGGTTGGTTTCATCCAAAATAGGAACACGATACAATGTTCGAGCGAATACTGGGTCTTCAAATTCCAATGGAGCACTTGCTTCTGGGACTTGTAGATACCAAACACCTGAGACTAAGCAATCGTAGTGAACGTGACTTTTATGGAATGAATCTTTTTCCAATGCATTAGCAATTAGAAAAATATCACCTTGGAGATGGTTACCATCAAAACCTAGGTTATTCAAATATTCCTTACTCGCATTCCAAACGAATTCCTTCATCATACCCATTTCAGGATGTTCTGCTAAACGAAAATCATCTTGGTTATGAGTTGTTCTACCTTTGTAGAAAAATTTATTATCAGAATGTTCATCTAAGATACGTTTGATAATAGGCAAATAATGATCTGCCAATTCCTTATTCATCCCAAACCCAAATGGTGTGGGGAAATATGATTCAATTTGTGGGTTTGCTTGTGTCATAATTTATAAATACCAACCTGTGTAACTAATTCTCTTGTTATTACATCCTTGAGCTACTTCACTCACTAAGTGAGGAGCACCTCGTTGTCCTTGCCATTCAGTATCAAAGATAGATAATGTATTAAATGGTGGAACAACTACTTTATTTACTGTTTTCCAATCCCAATCCATTCGCATAAATAAACCACCATAACCTGGGAGCCAGTCCTTAGATAAGTGGTAAACAAAAGCGATTCGACCATTATTACCATCTGTATGAGGGCCATTATAATGACCTTCCTCATAACAATTCATAAACGTATAATCAGCTTCGTATTTAAGATCAGTATGTCCTGTAATGTAGGACAAATAGTCACTAAACACTTTGGATTGGAATACATCTAAATGTGGGTGAAGTTGTTGATTACGAACAGATGCTCTATAGTACATATAACCAAATTCACCTCGGTTATTTACCTCATGTGCGTGAGCTATACGTTCAGGAATTGATGGGTCACCTTCTTTAGCATCATACATGTGATAATAATCAGGGCTCTCAACCTCATTTTGGACATAGTCAAAATATGGATCGGGGGAGATTGGGAATTCCCAGAAATTACGAGGTTGATTAAAATAATACTGGTGAACCTCATTTGCGATGGTATCTGGTAAAATAGGAGTAATATTTACTACCTTATTTTTTAACCATTGTTCACGTAGTGGTTCGGGATCAGGTAATTGAAAACTGATTGGTAGAGGTTGTTTATCCAAATCAGGGCTCATATTTAAACCATGTCTAACGCGAGTTCCATCTTGTAATGGTGGATGAGAGTATCCGGATTTAGGCCAAAACGGAGAATCTACTTGTTCAATAGGTTGAACAAAGTCTTGGGGTGATGGCCCTTTTTCAATGTTTGGATATTCAATATCAGAATCGATTGACCTAACTTGTTGTGGAGCAAACTCTCCACCCATTTGTCCTTTTAGCATAACTTTTTTTAATAAATTAGTAATCCATTTTATCGGCAATGTAATTTTCATAATCTTCAATGAAATCCTCTACTGAATAGTCAGCATATCGTTCTTGACCATTTAAGCGAATATCATTTGTTAATGAAGCTTTATAAGCGTCGAGCATTTCTTTAGGTTCGTCTTGTAATTTAAACATTGCTTGAGACATTACTTTAGCTACTTCACCTTCATTTAAGAATTTTTTCCACTTAGTTTCATAAGTTTCGTTTACTTCATCAAGTGAAGGACCAAAAATATTACCATCTAAGTCTCGAAGTAAATCTGCTAATGCTTCACCGGTTTGGCGAGTGCCATACATTTTAACATTAACCCATTCTGAATTTACAATATCATAAATGTAAACATAATCAGCAATATATGAATTAGCTACTTTAGCTATTTCCATCATAGCATCGTCAAATGATGTAGACAATTTAGTGCGATCAGCTGGTTCTTTATGTTTAGCATCAATTTCACCAGTTTCAGGGTTCATGTAAGAAATATAACCCATAGAAGCTACTTTTAATGCTTCTTCAGGCATTGAATAATATGAATCTAATCCTACACCTAAATTTTCTGGGTAGCCATCATAATGGTTGTAAGTTGAAATTAATTCTGGGCCATCATTGATGAAACCTACTAATGCTCTTGTTGCCATAATTACTTTATTTATATGTTATAAATATACAAAAAAATAGTTAGATATCCAAAGGAGACAACATATCATAGCCAAATATTTCAAAGTCTTTATAATATAGGTTATTAACAGTTTCAACTAAATAAGGTGTTAAAACATCTTTATAATCTGGTTTAGGGGTGTTTCTTTCCTTAAAAATATTTAATCGATGTGGGAATGGTTTTTCAATTTCAAACCCTAATTTACTCATAATATTTTCTAATCCATCTTCAAATTTAAATATTTTATAATTCAAATCTGTATTTTCAAAGAATTTATATTGTGGTAAAGAATGATTACTATGATAATTAACATTATCAGGATTATTTATATATTCATCTAATGAACTATCAACTAAAGCTGGGCGAGCTGACTCAGGTAAAGTATGGTAATGGAATGTCAAAGGGATATTCCATACAAAAAACAATTCAGAGATAAGTTTATAATAGGGATTTCTAACAATTGAAAATATATTCCAAGAATTATCTACTTTATGACCTGATCTATTTACTTCCTTAGTCAATTGAGGTAGAGTATAATGCATTAATGGGTATAGTGTCCTTTTACCACTATTATCACTATTAAACTGAGAGGTTCCTATACCATCTGTAAAAGTGAGAATACTACGTTCGTATCCAAATTTATCTAATAGAAAATCCTCAACCGAAGCACCTCCGGTTTTTGGAACATGAATGTAAATTAATTTTTCGTTAGGTAAAATCACAATTTATACTTTGACTTCCAAATGTTGATAAAAGATTCACCAACTCCAAGTTCAAGTATAACTGCTTTATCAGGCACGCCTGGTAGTTTGGTTTGTGTAGCAATGTAATCAATGTTTTCGTTAGCCCAAATCTTCATTTTAACTCGAGCATTTGAATTATTAGATGTTTTAAATACCATTACTACAGGTTGCTGATTATATGCTTTACCTTTATCAGCTTTAATTTTGGGGTAAACCTCATTTTTAGCTGGGGTATGGTCTACTCTCCAACAACCATTAGGGCTTTTATTACGATCAAAATAATAGATTGCTTTATAACCTAATTCGGGTTTGTTAGGGTATTCATAGCATTCCATTGTCCATTGGTCCAATGGGATTGCTTCGCTTTCACTAGGTCGACCTCTACTCATATTAATAGTATTTGTTATTTACCTTATCCAATTCTAACTTCTGTGAATATAATATCTTGAATGTATTATTCAAAGCTTTTTGTGTATTAGTTCCATATAAATAAACAGGACCATTATAATCTCGAGTTATACTTGATGTAGTACCCATTTTGATAGACCGGGGGTCAGTAGTGAGTTTGGTATCATGTTTTGTAATACGACGAGGACCATCCCAACTACGAAATGTAATTCGAGTTGATTGGAGCCAACTACCACTTTCGGTTTGAATTTCTAGTAAATCACCCATAAAAGGGAAATGTAATTTATCTTTATCAAAATCTATTTGAAAGGTATTTCTATTCATTATCGATATTTTTTAGCTACATAATCACCTTCCATATGTGATTTTACAATGTGGCAGTGTTTACAATTTAATTGGTAATTTGATGGCTGTTCACCCTCAGGTGTATGTTTAATATCTGAATTAATATGGTCTACATCTAGCATTGATGATTGGCCTTTAGTATGTAGATTGGGATAAGAGATTACGGGATCAAAACCACAACTTTCACATTGATGCTCACCTCGAGTCCATCGTTCAACTTTATACATTAAATGAGGACGATCTAATCTAACTGCGGCACCACATATTTGTTTATACTGAATATGGGTGGGGCAAAACACGTAACGCTGAGTTTTATTATAGAACTCAGTTTCGTTATCACACCAACTAACTTTACACATTTTTCACGGATTTAATGTGTTTACACTCGCGGTCTTTTGCTCTCCATGAACCTGGGCATGTGCATTTATATGTGATGCCTATTTTGCGTACTTTATAAAATTGACCAGGATCAGATGCTGATTCAAACATCCATTCATCTTTTTCTACAATGGGTTTTTCAACAACAGGAGTATTGTAAACAATATCCTTAATTGTAGTGCCAGGAACTACCTCAATCCAATCTGGGGTGAGGTAATATTTACCATCTAATGGGGATTTGAGGACACCAAAATAGGGACTACGCGATTCATAGTGGAATCGTTGAACACCAACAAATTTACCAAGTCCTTTTGGATTGAAACTAAACTGAGAGCTATCAGTATGGACAATACGAGTTCGAATATTACCATATTTGTTTGTATTTTTGAATTTCCAGAGTGGCATAACCTTTACTTTTTTAACATGGTAAATATACGAAGGGGATTTGGCATAACCAAACCCCCATCCGCATTTTTGCAAGGCTCTGCGTTTAAATTCGTTCAGTAGGAACAGCTACACCACGTTTAGATACCACTTCGGCAGCCATTCTATTAGCAAATTTAATAGCAGCACGCTCGTCTTTTAATTGATAGTATTTAACAATAAATGATGCTGTAAATGTATCTCCGGCACCACTAACATCAATTGTGTCTTGTGGGTTAGGTGATTCGTATACTTCATTTTGATATTCAGCACCAAGTTTACCTAATGTTGTAATAATATTATCACAAGTCAATTCAGGGTTATTGATACGTTCAGATTCATTTAGTTTTACAAACGTAAACCCTTCAATAATCTCATTAGTAAGTTTACGTTTACTATCTAAAATAGATAATTTAGATTTGCGAGCAATTTCTTTTAAATCACCATTACTTAAATAACCTTTATTATAATCACTAACGATTACAATATCAACTTGCCCTAGTAAAATATCAACCTCAGGACCCCATCTTAGTGGAGTAACTTTTTCTTCACCCTCATCAACACGAAAAAACATATGATTAGATTTTTTCTCTATATAGCGTGTTTTTGTTATTTGCTCAGGTTGCCCTAATGAAAATAGTGTGCAATCAGGGCTGAGAGCTTTAATATTGGCTGCTGTGTTACCCGCCATACCAAAATTAGTTACTACCTCTACAGGGTTTAATACTGGGACTGGGGCTTCAGGTGATAAACGTTTAGCTTGGCAGTAAACGAATTTATCAGCACAAATTTCCCCTATTACTAAAACTTTCATTATTGCTTATTTCTTCTTTATTTAATTGCTCATCCAACGTAATCATAATACATAACTTATTCAAATCTATATATTCCATCATTTCAATGTCTTCATCTTCGAGTAGGTGAAGGATATCTAATGGTTTAATAGTCATTTGATTAATATTCAATGTATTTGGGAGTTGCTGGTTTTGTTTTTTTAGTTTTCAAAGATGCGTATTTGGTTTTAGCCCAATTGTGCCATTCTGTGAACGCTTCATAACGTGCTTTTGGTGAGATATTACTCATAACATTTACAATTTTTATTACATTTATTTTTATCAGAACATGAATATACGGAAGAAAACAGTGTATAGCAAGCCCAAATTAAAACTGCCATAATCACTGTTACTTCTAGTAATTCAATCATTTTATTTATTTTCGATATTGTTACTTAATTTCATAGCTGGGATTGGTGTTCCAACTGGGTATGGAGCACCTTCTTTAGCTGCTGTAATTGATTTCATACCTGATTTTACAGGGATTGCTTTACGTAATGGCACAGCTGCTTCGTTGAGCGGACCAAAACATTCAGCTAAAATAATACCATTATCTAATGTATCAATAATACGACCAGGCATAGCAAACATGTTACTTTCACTTAAATGTGCTGAATCAGTATTTACGATAAATGCTCTGTTATTAGGTGTCATCCATTCCCAACTTTGTGTTGCTGGGTTGAATTGTGGAACAACATCTGTTGTATCAAAATACCAATAGAAAGACCATACTGTTTGGTTAGTTCCGTCTGGTGTTTGTGGGTTGTCTTTTACATAAAATTTACCCCAACTTGCTGCATCACCCCACATATCGAGGTTAGCGATTGAAGGACCTACTAATACAGGACAAATAGCACAACCCTCATCGAATTCTACTCCTTGAACAATAATCTTTTTACCTGTTGGGACTGCTCCTGATGCACCACAAAATGCGTAAGCGCCTTCGTGGATTTGTAGAATATTTTTTTCAGGGTGTGGTTTAGAACAGCTAAATAGCATTGCAGCTGCAACCATTACGAATAACATTTTTTTCATTTTAATTTATTTAGGATTTCTGTGTTAGCTTTCATACGAGCAGTTTGCTTAGTGCTACTGCTTTTACTTTTTGGTTTTGGTTGGGGTTTACGTGCGTTTGCCATTATCGTCCTTGCCCTCTATAGGCCTTTTTATAGTTAGTAGCATTTTTGCTTTTTGATATTTGAGTTTTGGAATGAATTCCAGGACGTGATGTTTTTGAGGAAGCGACTTTGGCTCCACCTGATGCTATTTTAGCCATTTAGTTGAATTTTGATTTTAAGTTATTTTTCTTAATTACATTTTTCAACTTAGCCTGATAATTTGAGTCTTCAGCGTAGCCGTTTAACAAATCATAGTATTGCTGTTCTGTTTTACATTTGGAACCATATGTTGCCATCCAAAACGCATAATCCAAAACACTTTCCTGCCAAGTATTATAATAAGCATGTTTGTGTTGGGTGCCTTTAGCTAGATTTACTCGCACACGGGCTTCCTTCATTCCAAACAAATTATTATTTTCAATAAATATACGAGAAGAGTAGTTATTCGATTCTAATTTAGCTTGGGCTAAAACAATGTGGGGGTATTTCACATTCAATTCTTTTAGCTTACGAATAAGTTTATCTTCTGTGAATTCTCGTTCACCATTGATATTAATTTCTAGGATACGTTCATAATCAGTTACTTCCATTGTATTAATGGAAATAAAGGACATCAACACTAATCCTAAAGCTACCCATTTTAAAGAATTAATATGAATTGCTTTTTCAAACTTTAATTCTTTCTTGTTGTAGCGATATAACATAACTTTTATTTTTTAGATTTTGATTCAATTTCCTTGATAGCATGTGCTATACGAGCACAACCCTCATAGTCCTCATGTAGTTCGTGAATTTGAAGATTTTGTTTTAGAGTTGAAACCATATCTCTTCGGTCCAAAGTAATATCAAAAATTTCTCCCTCTTCTTCAAGGTGAATTTCTAAAATTGGAACAAAGCGTTTCTTTCCATTAAGATTTTTAAGAGCTACTTCAACAATCGCCTTAGATATTTTAATATCTTTTTGAGCAAGCATCTCTTCAAATTCCTCTAGATTCTTTACTTTAATACGTTTTACCATTTAGAATAGGTCTAAAAATTTGCCGTTTGATTTCTTTTCCTTAAATATACGAATTTTCTCGTCGTTCTCCAACATTTTGTCAGCTAACTTTTCTAAATGACGAGATTTTTGTTTATCGTAATCTTGAGTTAATTTATCGTGCTTACGTTTTTTCATTTTCGAGAGACTAAGCTATAAGGGTCATCACTATCATCTTTATCACTCAGCCCTAATTCCTCTAGGCGTTGACGAGTGTAATCATCCATTTCCCATTCTACATCACTTTGATAGGTTGGGACGTGATCTTCAATACCCTTAATCTGTTTGTCGCTAAATATGTCTCCTACTTGTAAGAAATAATGGTTATAACAGAGCAACTCTGTATTTTCCTTACGATAATTGTTTTTATTATTGTCCTTAAAGTTAAGTAATAGTGGTATTTTGTAATCGTTTACACGTCGTTCGTGAAAACCACATACTGAACATTCTTCTTTTAAATAGCCCTCAGTTATTAGTCTGTATTTTAGTTTATCTGGGCTAAATGATGAAGCGTCTACTCTACCCTCGATTATATCTAATAAAGCTGGTTCGGGGCCATCTGCTCTTAGGAATTTAGGTATGCCTTTACCTGCTTGATTTAAATGTTGTTCAAATAAATTTTTATAACCTTCTTCGGTCGCCTCATAATTTTTAGCCCACCTTTTATAATGAACATATGAAACGTGTAAGTAACGAGCTGCCGCTTTATTACTTAACGTTTGTGACATTGCTGCCAATATCTGTTCTTTAGAAAGGGGTTTTGGGCTAGGCATTAATCTTCTACAAATACTATGTCATTAAAAGTATGATCACCTTCACCAAATTGAGCATTGATTGCTTTTTTAGGTTTGGTTGTGCTACAATTGACACAGAATTTGTAACCATACAATGTAGTCCTCAATTCAGGCATATCTTCCCCACACGATTTGCAGGGGATCATTTTTATATCTTGAGGTAATTTTGACATTTGTTGTTAATTTGAGGATACATATTATAGACTTTTTAAAAATCTATAAAGATGTTTAGCAGTTTTTAATACATGCACTTTACCATCCTCAGTTTCAACACCTAATAACTCACCATCTTCAGCAAATCTATCCAAAACCCACCACCAAATTATCTCAGCTTTATCATAACCATATTGTAAAACAATTAGATTTTCAATTATGTGGTAGTAATACTGAGTAAATCCTAATAAATCAATTCCATATTCCTCGTGTAGTTTATTATCACTACTCCAAATATGTTCTATTGATGTAATTGTATCTATAAAAATAGCTTCAGCACGTTCCTCCTCAGATTTAGGGGATTCCTTTATAGTAACATTTTCACCTAAAAGTTGTTTTAGGTGATTTAGAATCTCCTCATTATTGTTCATTTTGAAATAGCAAAAATAGATAAAAATGTTTTTAAAGGTAATTGTTTACATTCAGCAAAGTATTTAGCTGCTTTTAAACGACTAAAGGTATAAGCCGACATAATTGGTTCTTGAGCTGAGTCGACACGAGAGTAGAAGTAATACTTTTTCTTGATTAAAGTCATAATTATCTCTATTTTTAATTATTTTTGAATTTACGAAGTAATTTTGAGTTATCCAAATGGTTATGCTCAGCAGGTGAATCCCATTTATTAGCAAAAAATTCATGTGCTACTAGTTCTTTACGTGTTGATTCCATGTCTTGTTCGCGGGTTTTACGCGTGGCTGCGCCGGCAAAATGGTAGAAATGAACGTATACACGCTTCATAGAATACCCAACGTATTCACATTTAAGGAAGAAATCCCAATCAACTACGTGTGGTGAAGGATACATAACATCCCAACCACCAACTGCTAAATAGTCGTATTTATTCATCATAAATGGTAGAGTAGAACCATTTAATTCAGCTTGTTTGTATAATGGAATTTCATACTCCCAAAATGTAGATAAATTAAATTCTTCAGGTGTTTTACCTAAGTCTTTAATATGGAATTGGGGGAACATAGATGGATTAGGTTCGATTTGATTAGGTGATATTACAACGCCCTTTTGACGAAATATTTCTAATCTAGTGTCCCAACTCTCTGGGAATACATTATCATCGTTTACTACTAAAATCCATTCGTTTGTAGCGTTATAAACACCCCAATTCGTAGCTACAGATAAACCTTGATTTTCACCTAAATCTAATACTACTACATCTGGGTATTTATCTAAAATTGGTTTATTTAGTTCATAGAATCCGTCTACAACTACAATAATTTCGTTTTTATTGTCTTGTCCTGCAAATGCTGATTTAAGACATAAGTCCAGATATTCTGGTTCTTTGTATGTGGGTATAATTACACTAAACATTTTTCCAATCTGTTAGGGGTGATAACCAAGCTGTTTCTCCGTGTGTAGCATAGCCTGGTATTGAGGTTATTAGTAATCCACCTTGGTCTCTTAGGTGTAGGAACATTTGAAAATCATTAGGATGAGTCCCATTAGTAAAACTTCTTAAAGTATTTTCATATTGTTTTAGTGTAGATACCTTAGCAGCAAATGTCATTGTAGTTGAATTGGTAATCTTCCAATGGCAACTATCGGTTAAATACACTCTGGTATCTTCTGCTCCTCCTACACAATAAGGGTTTCCGCCTTTAGATGGATCTAAATATTTGTCTGGGTGGTCATATAATGCTACAAATGAGGCTCCTAATTCAAATCCCTCTTCTAATATTTGTTGACTCTCAGGTTTATGTAGATAATCGTTTTCAATGAAATAGATTATTTCGTCATCATCATACGTGAGAGCTTCATCTAATGCCAAATTAAAAGTTCCAGCACCATGACCTACAGAAACCCAATTAATAGAATCCTCAGTAACATATTTACGAATCATATTTTCAGTAGGTTCAGATACATTATCTGCTATAACACTCCACTCAGCATCATTAAATACTTTAGTGGCATTGGCTAAACATGATTCATTACCAATGTAAGCTGGTTTTTCTTTTTTATAACCAGCATCTGATATTCTATAAATTATTCTCATGGGTAAATTACTACATTATCTGGGTATTGGAAGTGACACACACCCTCAATCATAATATTTTTATGGCTACAATCGTGAATACGATTTTGTTTGATTAATTTAAGTAATTTACTATAAGTTATGGGTGTAATCAAATGATATTTAGATAATTTGTTTCTATTAACACATTTTCTTAAGAACCCTTCACACTCCCATCCCTCAATATACTCCCAGATTTTACCATTGTAATTATCTATTGATTGAATATGTTTATAAGTTTCATCTAAGTAAGTTGAATTATTAAGATAATCTGTTTTAGATACATTTATAAAATAAAAGTTGGTTTGAGGGAAAAAATCCTCATTTATAATACGTTCGTTATCAAAATCGTATTTAACCATTCCCCCATAACCAATCCCATTCATATAGTAAAAATCAGCTTCTTGAATTGGGATATCTAATACTCGGGGCTCTAAGACAATATCATTAGATGCTTTACATAACCATTCTATATTATTTTCTTTACAATAATTAAAAATAGCGTTATCTAAATCAGCAGTGCCAAAATTGTGCCCACGATTTTCGTGTAGTAAAATAATTTTAGCATCCGGAAGTAGATTGGTAATTATTTTTTCTAAATGAGAATAAGTAAATTCTTTATAAGTAAAAGCAAAAATATGTCCTTTATATTCCCTTAATGTAGAAATATTAAATTGTAGATATGATTCAAATTGGTATACACTTAAATTATTTTCAAGGTAACCTATAGAACCATACCAGCTTTTATTTATTAATTCTTTTAAAATCATAACTGAGCGTAATACTCATTTTGTTTTTCTTGTCGCTTAATGTCTTTGTGGTGAACCAAACACCATTCTTTTTCCGCAGGTAAAGCAGCTACAGAACGATATCCAGTAAGTACCTCATGAACCTTATTTATCCACGTAATTCCCGCGTTATTTTTGTAAATTCTCCACTGGTAGTCGGGGAAATTAACCCAACCTTGTTCGTTTACTTGCCATCTCCATTTATTAATATGTTCTTGGGTTAAGCCTTCAACTGTATTAATTCTAGGAACTCTTAATACTTCTACATCATTGTTTTCTAATATCTGGGGTAGTAGTCTAAGAACGTATTCGTCAACCATCTCATCAGCGTCGATTTGGTATACATAATCACCTTCACATAGGCCTGTTAGGTAATTTTTCATATTAGCAAAATGCCCATCAAAATCGTAGGAATACCATCTAAAGTAAGTTTTTTCAACATTCATTTTACGAAGATAAGTTTCTATTTGTTTATCTCCGTTCCTTGAATCATATAAAACTACAATTTCATCCTCGGAACGTTTATTAGTAAGAAGAAAATTAATTAAACGTTGTATCTCTAAAAATTCATTACAAACCGTAATTGCGTAGCTTATTTTCATGCCTCAAATACTCCAATATAATCTAATGCTCCAATATAATCGTTTTCAGCAAAATGTTTAAGTGTATCCATATCCATTTTGTGTGTTTGAGTTTCAGTTAGTTTTTTATCTCCTTCTTGTAATGGAGTAGCTTTTACAGCTGCCCACGCCCAATTAGAATTACTATTACCATCAGCAAATACCATACCTTTTTCTGGGAGGTTTACTGTGTTAGGCATCCAAACCAATTTAGTATCCTCATCTTCACCCATTAATTCCTTATACAACTCAGGTAAAATTTCCATTTGTTCATTAAAGAATTCTGAATTGAGTTTCATTAGTGAATTAGTAATAAAACCACAACCGTAACACATATAGTTTTTGATTTGGCTATTAACTTCCTGAACGTAGCAGGCATCGCTACCACATCTATCACAAATTGTTAGATTATCCATTTTTTTCTAATTTAGGTAAATTTAATTTAGGTAATTTTAATTCTACTTGTTTTGGGAAACTAGGGATTAATTCTGTCAAACGTGAATCTAATAACTCCTTCATTTTATCCCAACTAAAATTAGTAGTGCTATGATAAGCTTGTTTTTTACCTAAATCTTTATATTTTTTATAATTTTCAAAAACATCTCTTAACGCGTGTCCAATTTCCCCATGATTAGGAGAGAACCATTGTGATTCAGCTAAAATCATATCTTTAACTACTGCTGATGGGTGAACGTTAGTTAGACTACCACCAATAATAATCGCTGAATCGGGTTTAATGAAATCCATATGCCCGCTCCAACCACTAACAATTAATGGTTTTTTAGACGCTGTAAATTCTAATAACGGACGTCCAAAACCTTCACCCTTAGTTAAACTAATCATAGATTTTACTTTGGGGTGGTTATAAATTTGGTTCATTTCCTCATTAGTAAACTCTCCATGTAACAAATAAATGTTAGGTAAATTTTTAGAGTTAACGCTATTTCGAATTGCTGTAAGTCTTTTTAGGATAGAATCTCTATCCATATGCGATGCACCTGATGATGAGGATTTGAGGATTAGAGCAGGTTTATTTGATTTGTTTTTAAACGTTTCATAAAACGCTTTAACTAATAAACCTACATTTTTTCTGTCCTCGCCCATATCACCCTGCATCCAATGCCCTACAAATAGATAGGCGAATTGTTCTTTAACCTCAGATAAATCAAAAATTTCATTAGTAGGTTTATAAACATCTAAATCAATACCCTCAAATAAAACTTCAATAGGTTTTTCAAGTTTAGTTGTGCCCAACAAATTATTTTGAGCATCTCGTTTTTCAAATGTAGAATTTAAGAATGATTTTTTAGAATGCTCGGATGAAACAAAATTAACATCCATTCTATTCATACCTTCAACCCATGAACCATGAACCAATGTAGTTTCCATACCGGCTGTAAACCCGATATTATATTTACCAATTGGTTGAAATTCATTTGGAACTGTAATTTGAGCCCAAATATCAGGTTGTTCAGTTAAGGGTTGTGGAATAACTAAATCTAGTAAAAATTCCCATTCTGGGTTGTCTTTACAGAAACCAAATGGAGTAGCACCCCAACGTTGTGATAATAATTTAACATTATATTTGTCAGCTTCGACAATAGCTTTAATTACATCTCTAGAACGTGCCCCATAACCTGAATAGGTGTCAAATGGGGAGCTTATAACAAATGTAGACTTCATTAATATAACAATTTATGTGGTAATTTATCTTCTTTGATTGTATTAGCATTAATTAGTTCATAATGCTTTCTGGGTTTCCATGTAGCAAATAACTGTTCAATATTTTTAATAACAGTTTCACCCATTTTTTTAGATGTGAATTTAGCCTCATCACCTGTAGCCCATTCATGTCCAGCTAAACCTAATGCTTTACGTTCTTCACGAGTCATATTATACAACTCCATAATACGCTCTGTAGCATCTTCGGGACGACATCTATCATCCCAAATATAGGGAGTTTGGGGTGAACCAACTAATGAACGATTGTTTGGGTATACTGGGAATGCCCACTTACCGTGTTTTTTATATTTGCCTGTATGGTTTGAGGGAACATCAGCACTTGGGGTAAACCAATTACCATCTTCATCTTCAAAACGCATTTGGTCCTGCATACCACCTGTTACATTAGCAATAATGGGGGTTCCAGCTAACATAGCTTCAGTTAGTGTTAAACCCCAACCTTCATTTGATGTTAACAAAATTTGAGCATCAGCAATATTATAGAGGATGTTTAGATTATTTGCTGGTAGTTTATTTGTAGAGAAAATAATGTTTTTATAATCACTACCAAAAATATAATCTCTAACTGCTAGTAAATCAGTTCCAGCATCACTAACTAAATCAGTATGAAGAATAAAATAACATTCATTTGCCTCATTCTCAGGTAAACCATCAATAAAATATTTCCACGCTAACATTGTATCGGGGATAGATTTACGACGAATATTTCTAGAGTTAAAAAACAATGTGAATTTAGATTCACCGTTAGGAAACAACTGCTGTTTGATTTTTTCCATTTCCTCACTTTCAGGTGAACCTGATTCGATTGGGTAATAGAATTTGGAGTTCATTCCGTGTGGAACGTAATCAATAACTTTATTTAGAGCTTTATCACCCAAAACTAATTTATTGATATTTACGGTTTGTTTAGAAATCCCTAACAACGCATCACACGATTCGTAATACGATTTGTTATACATTGGAGCTGGGTAATCATCCCAGATATTTAAATAGATAATAGGGATTTTCCGGCGAATCTCATTTTCCATTTGGAATAACCAAGTAAAATAACGGGGATCCGTAATTAAGAAAATAGCATCAATTTTCTCAGTCTCCATTAGATGACGAATTAATTGAGCATCACCATATCCATTATAGGGTTGGACTTTAACACTAGAGTCATTAATACCGTTTAATTTATTAATATCTTCACTAATATCAAAAAGTTTACCAACCTCTGGGTGTTGAATTGCACCACCTACGTTATACCAATTGTATTTGTGGGAGGTATGAATGATAATTTCTTTACCTACATTAGCTACACCTGATTGTAAACGGATGTCGTCTGTGAGCAACAGAATGTTTTTTCGTTGCTCTTTTGGGATATAACCTTCAATCATTTTATAAATCTAAATCGTTGTGTCCTGTAATTTGTTTACGGAAATTCTCATCTGTAAGATACAAATGGATAGCGCGGTCGGCAAGTTTTTGGAATGAAAATTTACGTTTTACGCACTCGATTTTAAACGTCTCGAATAGATCGCTTTTAATTTTAACACTTGTTAGTGTCATATCTTTATTTGCCATAACATTAGGTTTTGATATACATATATAGAGATTCTTATTTCTATAGGTTTTTATTACACAATTCAGGTTGGTCATTAAATGGACAGAACCTACAATTCCATGCTGATGGATTTTTTAATTGTGGTCCCATATTATACGAACCATCTTTTAGGAAGGCACGTTCAATGAACTCATTTAATAATTTTGATGCTTTATTTAATTTATTTCTACCTGATGATGGAACGTGAATTTGGATACGTTTTTCAGGGTATTCCCCATCCTCATATACCTTACGTTTAACAATAAAGTATTCGATATTAATATTATCGATTGGGAAACCATATTGTTCAGATAGAAATTTTTTATACATTACCAATTGGAGGTTTTTAATCTCATCGGATTTATCTTTATCTTTCCAACCACGAGTAGATGTTTTAATATCTATAATTTTAATCGTATTTGTTGGTTCATGATACAATACAACGTCCAAAAATCCGCGGTAAATAACGCTTCTAAACGCATTATTAGGCGTTAATTGGATAGGCAATTCACAATCAATAATATGCCATCCTCTCTTAGAGAAATGTTGTCCTTTTTTCTTCTTAAAATAATTTATAATCTCAACTCCATCAGCAAAAAATTCTCTAATTTCCTCAGGTGAGCTAAAATGAACCTTATTGTTTTTTTCGTAATCGGTTCTATATTGGTTTCTAAGGGTTTCCTCAAAATGTCCAACTAAATCAATTCTATCAGCAGCCGCAATACTTTCATTATACATTGTAGTTAAATACAATTGTAATGATTCGTGAACCGCTGTTCCAAACGTCATATGGATTGATACTTCAGTTTTCCTATGTTTATCTCTGTATTGTAAAGCCCATTTGTGTGGGCATTGTGTATACATTGAAAATTGACTAAATGAAATTTGCTTTTGATAGCTATAGTCAACTTCAGGTGGAGTATTCTTTTTAATTTCTCTAATAATAGAGGGTATTTTCTTTTTAGCCATTAATTTCTATTTTTCTAGCACTCAATTTATTATAAGAGGGGAGTAAATTATAATATTCTCCGTCCAAGAGATAACCTATATTATTAATATGATTATGGTTAGATAAATCTAACAATTGATGCTCGTTAATTGTATATGCTTGATTGTTTACAATTAAAATAAATTCGGTTTTAACATCATAAGCTAAACCTCTAAATTCATCCTCATTACTAAGAAATATTTTAAATTGATTATTATAATTGTTTAAATTAAAAATATCTGTGCTCTCATGGAATTGATCAGTAACAAATTTATCACTTAATTCACCTGAGATTAATTCTATTTTGGATTTTAGATATCCTTCAGTGATTAGATGAGTGTTTGCTGCGTATTCATCTCTATCAAATGAGTTAATTAATTTAGTTAAATTTTCTTTGTCAAAACAAGAAAAAATTAATGTAGCATCAAACGTAACTCCATCAGGTTTTTTATGTTTAAAGGTAATAGCGGGAGATGGGGATTCTAAACAAGTCAATACTGTATTATCTATAATAGTATCGTAGCACATTAAATAGTAATAATCATAATCCTGTTGTAGGGCTAATTGACTACTTTTAATTACTTGATTATAAACGGCCCAACCATATTCAGGGACTGTATTAAGTAATTTAACAGGGCCAAATGTCATCCAATATACATGACGTCTTTCTTCCCACATAATGGGGTTACTTTTATCATATATAAAATAGTCAGTTAATTCAATCACGTCCTCAGGAACTGGGATGTGGGAGAATAATAAAACATCTATTCCCTTAGTTTTTAGGGTTGTAATATTTTGTATTAGAAAATTTAATTTTTCTTCGGTATTACAATGAGATTGAATTAAAACTATTTTTTTAGCCATAATTTTTAATATAATCACTACAAACCCCTAAACAACCTTCAACATTATCATTATAAATCTCAGGCATTACAGCAATTGAGTTTTTAATAGGTTGTTTACCAGGATAAGCCCAAATATAATTTTTACTTGTTAATGTTACTGTATCTTCTTCGTGCCAAAAATAATTTATGTGCCTACCCATAGAGTCTAATTCTTTTAGAGTTTCTAGGGCTTTAATATTCTTACAATGAATCCAAAGTTGATTATGGTGTTTATCAATTAGACCAAATGGGAAATCATGTGTAGGTTCATCGTGTCCTAATTTGAACTTATCTTCTACAACCCAAACATCAATTTCAACATCATAACCTAAACGAATAGCCTCCAAAATGTAATCTGGGTGGTTTTCTTTTTCGGGGTTAGGTCCTGAGATATTACCTCTGTGAGCTATGAGTTTCATTTATTTTAGATTTTAAGGAAGTAATGAAATGACTTCCATTATTAATATGCTGGTCAAATGTGTATAACTTTTCGTTAAAATAATAGGGATCAGTAACACCATCGGCATTAATATAATTAATATAACAATCCCAAACAAATTCTATTTTATTTTGGGNNNNTGATCTTCAAAATATTGTTTATATATTTTATATAAATGTTTTCTATCCTCTTCAGTACCTCTAGCCATATCAGGTGAATTAACAACTACCTCTGGGATAGGGGGAGCTGGAATAAGGACTCCGATTTTATTTGGGTAAAGAATTTTAATTTCATCTAAAAATTTAGAGTATTTAGATAAAATTTGATTCAATAGAGTTGTTGAAGAAATACCTTTTGCTTGGGAGTTTTGGTGAATACTAAAACGTAAATCTATTTCTCCTAATAAAAACATTAAAGTATCTCCTTTGCGGGTTGGGATATTATTTAAAAATGTTTTATAATCAGATTTTAAAAATCTATTAAGGGATAAAGCCATATGAGAAACATAGTTTATATTTACATTATTACAAACTAACTCACTTTCTTCTATGTCTTTAATTAAATGTGCTATATTGGAATCCCCAATTACCCATACGATAGGAGTTGAATGGGAAAATTTATTATTATGAGTGCGTTTATTTAAATCTGTACGCGAAAATTTGATTTCTTCCTCATGTAAGACCTCTCCATTTTCTTTTAAAAATCGAACAAAAACTCCATGATTAAATTTTTGAAGATATTGTTTATCTCTTTTGTCTGTTGCATATGAATTTGAAGGATAAGTATTCCAATAATGTGCTCCTGGGGATAAGGTTATGGGGCTCCCATTATATTCAGCTGTTCTGAATATATTGTCATAGAGTTTTGGGGTGATAATAATATCTTCTTTACCATTATAGGTGTAAAAAAGTTTAAAAATTTCACGAGAACCTTCAGTTTTTATCTCATAATTAGTAACTTCAATCATTTTTTCATTAATCTAGTACTTAAATCTAATATATTTTCTTTGGATATCCTAGTTGTAAATTCCTTAGTTATATTTTCTCTAGTATTTGTATTAAGAACTATACATTCTTGTGTTAAATCTAGTTCTTCATATAACCAAGTACGAGGAAATAAAATAGTAGATTTAGAATGGATAATCTGGTTATTTGTATCTGCAACTTTAGAATTAATTTCTAAAGGAGAATCTTCACCATTCCAATAGAATAATCCTAATTTGTCATCAACATCTACACCATTAATATTAACTCTACAAGGTTTAGGTTGATTCTCCCATTTTTGGGTCCACTCTCCAGGAGAATTAATTAGATCAAATTGAGTGTTTGGATATTTGGTTCTAATTTTACCCTCATATTTAATCCCATCGTATTTTTTATGTTGTTGTTGATGGTAAATAAGGGTGGGAATAATATATTCAATCCATTTACCATAGTAACCAATTCGTTCACAGAGTTTCCAAAAATCGTTATCATTTTTAACTAATTCAAAACCATTAAATAAATCTACAGAATATCCTGAGATGTGGATATCCATGATTCGTTGGTGGGATTTTGCCCAATCACCCTCTTGGCGTTCACCATATAACAAATAATCTTTAAATATTTCAACATCTTTAGCTATGTCTAATAAATCATTAGTATCAAATAATGTATCAGCTTCTACTTTAAAAACTCGCTTGAATCCTAGATTTTTTGCTGTTTCTGAAGTTAAGATAAAACTATTGTACATATTAGCTACGTGATCAGAAACCCCAGTAAATGGAAGCCAGTTTTCATGGACTCCAATTGAAGTGTCTACATAAACGTAGGGACGTTCATACAATTGTTTATCTAAAATATTTTGTGGGGGTTTTCCCACCATAAACCCTTCTCCATGATGGAAATAGTAGTCTACTTTATGGTCTAACCCCCACGAAAATGGATATTTATTTAGTAAAGCTATTTTATATGGTAGATGTTCTTTTAACTGATCAATTAAAACTGAACAGGCATTCGCTCTTAGCTTATCGGATAAATAACCATCAATGAAAATAACTAGATCTGAGTTCATTATTTGTAATGTTCCAAATAGTGGGTCAAATCCTCAGGTGTTCCTAACCCCCACATTTTATCAGCTTCGATTTGGAAATTGAATACTCGTTGACCATCCTGAATTGCTTCGTTGTAAACCGGGCATACATAAAATTCATTGTTGACACGAATATCTTTTTCGATCATTTGTTTTGTATACTTTACAAAATCAGATCCTTTTTTCCAATAGTAGATACCAGCTGTTGCTTGATCAGAAATTGGGTTTTTCTCAGCTACCTCACTAATCAAACCATTCTCATCTGTTTTGGCGAATGACCATTTTGGGTGTGTAGCAGGAAAACAAACAATACCACCATCAAAATCTTTTTCATTCATTTGATACATAAACTCTGTTGAATTCCAATCAATATATTGATCCGAGTTAGATAGGATAAGTGGGGCATCATTATCGATGTGTTCTTGCGCTAATAACACGGTACACGCGGCTCCCTCTGTTAAACCATCAACCTCGACGATTTTACAATTTGGTGTGATTAAATTAAGTAAAGTATCGAGGTTATATTTTTCGCGGTGAGATTTTTGAACGATATAAATAAAATTAGCTTCTAAACCCAACATCTCAGATACGACCTGGATCATAGGTTTTCCATTTACATCAATTAAAGGTTTAGGAAATGTATATCCTACTTTTTCAAATCGTGAACCAGCTCCTGCCATTGGGATAACTACATTCATTTTTTCATCATGCCATTTATTCATAATTTTTTTATTTGTTTTTAATTTAGTATAAATTTTTTCTAATGATACATCATTTGAGTTATTAACCCTAACTACATCAGCTTTACTTCGAGTAGCCGCTAATAAACCCTGTGGTGAATCTTCTATAATTAAAGTTTCTTCTGGGAGGCAGTTCATAGATGAGATAGCTTTCCAATACATTTCAGGGTGTGGTTTTGGATTTTTAACATCATCATTAGTCATAATGACATCTAAATACTCAATAACACCTACTTTAGCTAATGCTACGAGAGCAGTTCTACGAATACAATTAGTACAACAACCTACCATATAACCATCTTCACGGAGAGTTTTAAAAATCTCTCTCATTCTTTCGTTTTGTGGAATTTGAGAAAATCTTTGAATAGTTGTTTCTTGTTTTTGATCGTAAATTTGTTGATGAGCTGTATATGGTAATCCTTTTTCTTCACTTAACATATTAAGTTTAGTACGAGTTTTTAGACCATCATAACGAGCAACATGCTCCTGCTCCGTAATAATATACTTAGGATCAAATGCTGAAATAGCATCATTTAATGCTTCGTAATGGACTTCTTTGGTATCTACAATAACGCCGTCTAAGTCAAATAATACTAATTTTTTCATAATTCTCGGTATTCATATCCCATTTTACCAATGAGATAATGTAATTCATTATCTTTACTAATTAATTCTTTAATATTTTTCGGGAGATTGATTTGTGAGATACGGTCTGTTAAGTTTTTGGTTTCTCCAAATGAACTATGAGTTCCTATAATACCTGTATTATCGTAAATTTCTTTATTATTGATTACTCTATACAAAAATTCTTCTCGTTTAGATTTATTATTTAACCAATCCTCAAATTTTAGAAAATGTGATTTATTATCTAAACAAGCTTTAGCATTATTTTTCCATCTATCAATAAAGTTCTCAGCTACATCAAATTGAATAACCGCCCCAGTTCTAAAGCTTTTAAAATTTTCATTTTCATTTGCCTTAATTCTTGAAGATAAATTATTATAAAAATCTCTAATAAAGACTATTCGTTGATAATTAAATAAGGGGTTTTCTAGAAAATTCAATGAGTTTTTACCTTTAAATACTCTTTCATTATTAAAAATAGTATAATCCCAAAATGTATCTTCATATGATACTATTAATTCTTTATAGTCATTTTTAAATTCTTTATAGAATTTGAGTGAATCATCAATATTGTGATTAGCACAATTTAATTGATACATTCCATCACTAATAATATTCATCTTATATTCCCAAGTACATTGGTTCCCACTAAGATTCCTAATTAACCAGTTCATCATAGAATGGTGACCTGATCTATGGGGGGCAATTATTTCGTAAAAATTCATTTTATTTTTTCCACAAACCACGCTCAACTAATTGAGCAATGATACCATAGTTAACAATGTCTTGGTAGGTATCAGTTAGTGGTTCATTATTTATAACTTTATTATTAATAAGTAAATTTTTCCATCTACTAATTTTATCACTTATACGATACCAAAGTCCTGTAAGAGCGAAAGCCCTTTCTTCTTCAGTAGCCAATAAAGTACCAGCGCTGATGTTAGACATACCGTAATCAAGGTGTTTTTTGCTAAAAAGCTCCAACTGCTCTTCCACGATAGCCATATAACCAGAGTAAATATGAGGATATTCACTTTTAAGGATTTCGGTAGCACTAAGTCCATATTTAATTGTATCTTCACTCATAACTTTATTTTTTATTATTGATATAAACTATAATTTCATCATAGTATTCAATAAAATGTTCGTTTTGTAAATCCCATTTAATGTCAATTCCATCAATAGAATAAACTTCGTGGTTGGGAAAGTTTGGGAGTATATTATTTCTAAATTCTTTAAATTTAGCTTTACCTACATACCCATGTAAATGAAATTCAGTAGCTATTTTTGGGACTGATTTTAGAAATTCAATATTATCTTCACTAAATACATCATATTCTCCTCCTTCACAGTCTACTTTTAAAAAATCAATTTTATCAATATTATACTGATTTCTAAGTTCTTCAAAAGAAAGTGTAGGAGGGTATTCCTCATATCCATCCCAAGATATTTTAATTTTTTTCTTATCTGTAATAGCTGAATGGATTATAGTAACTGGGGATTGGGAAAGGTTTTTATGGAGGGTGGTAATATGATTATTTAAAGGTTCTACTACATAGCAGTGTTTAGGATTTTTATGTTGAATACTATATGTAAAAGGTCCAACTGATGCTCCTAGGTCAACTACTATATCATTTTCTTCTACTTGGAAGAATTTTTCGTAACAATTTTCTTTAAAAATTTCATGATTATTTTGGGCAATAAATCCTTCGGATGTGTTACCCCAATCAAAACCGTTTGTATCCATTTTATAAATGTTTTAATAATTTATCTTGTTCTTTATCTTCAACTCCCATTTCCCAAAGAATGGTTCTAACATTAATACCTAAAATGTCAATATAGTGATCAGCTTCACCAAGTGAACATTCAAAATAATCTGCAACGTACGCTGCTAACTCAGCAGGATTTTTTTTACTTTCATTTTTGATATACTTAAGGTATACCTTCTTCTTTGGAATCATTTCGCGATAAATAGAATAAATTTGTTTCTTATTGGTTGGATTAATCTTTTGTACATAATTTACAATATCAATGTAACCTATATACATAGATAAATATCTATGAACCATGTAAGAATTGAACTTATCCCATGACTCTTCTGTGAAATGTTCAGGAGATGTTTTAGTGAGTGTTATCTCATTTAACCACTCGAAGATCGTTTTCGGGTTGAGCATCACGAAGTTCTTTTGGGAGGGTTTCTTGGAGGATTTCACCTGTAGCTGGGTTATAAAATACTGGGATAGGCATAATTCCGTCTTCGGCAGTGCCTGTAATAAATTTAGAAACTTTACGGAGCAAGAACCCTTGAGCCCATACTTTACCATTTGCGTGTTCGAGTGATTCTGTGTTTTTTAAGTCAATTTGTGGTTGATCCATGATTATTGTTTTTGTGATTTATAATCTAAAATAAAGCCAATTAATACTATAATATTCATACCTAAGCTGGCTAAAATCTCGTGTATGTCTTGGTAAACTGTTGTCATTAAATGAACATGCCCTACCATCCAGAACGGTACGGATAAGTTTTGACTAACCCAAATAATAGTAAATTTTAGGAATTGCTTCACAATACTTTAGGTTTAGCTAATTCAATTAATTTAGCAATAAGTGCCATTGCGTTTATTTCCTTGTCAATACGGAAATTTGATTGGTAACTATATTCATTGATAAAAATTGCCACCATCCCTTCACGACCACTTGCATATACATGAGCATTATCATAAAGATAACGATAAAGCTCCTCGAAATCACTAACATTCGCGTTAGCAATGATTTGACGTATTTCACGCCATTTAGGTTTAGCATTACTTAATTCTTTTAGTATTAGTGTCATGTAGTTAGAAGAGACTAATACTGATTTGTCTATTTGGAGGTATTTGTCTGTTTCTCCTTTTACTTCATCAGTTCTAATTGATAGCTGAATGGTGTTAAGACATTTACGTAAATCTGGATAATATTGATTTACAATGATTTTAAGGTGTTCGCGTTCGAATGAAACACCTTCTTGTTCCATAATACCTGCTATATGAGCAGCAACTTCACCTTTGCTAGGAGGAATAATTTTAAGTACCTGACAACGTGACTGAAGTGGGTCAATAATACGCTCAACATAATTACACGTCATAATAAAACGTGTAGTACGTGAGAATGTCTCGATTACATTTCTAAGAGAAGCTTGCGCCTGGATCGTAAGAAAATCTGCCTCATCAAGAATAACCACTTTGAGTGGCTTGAATGAAGCTGTTGAAGCAAACCCTGATACTTTGTCCCTAATAGTCTCGATACCCCTTTCATCACTTGCGTTGATATAAAGGTAATCACAATTAAGGTTATTAACAATGAGTTTTGCAAGAGTTGTTTTACCGGTACCGGCACTAGAATAAAATATAAAATTTTGAATATCACCTTGGTCAAGGTATTGTTGGATAGTTTTCTTAATATGTTCATTTCCTACAAAGTGTTTTAACTCTGTAGGTCTATATTTTTCAACTAATAATCCGTGGTCTTTCATTTATAACTTTTTATTTATAACTTAAATATACGATTTATTCTTTATACTTCCAAACGTAACCACCAGAGCTTTTATACATTTGATTTTTATAACCACTAGCTACTTCAAATATATTTTTTGCTCCTGTTTCACGTTTTGCCATTTTAGCAGAAGGCCATTCTCTAATAAAGTTACCTTGCTTATCAAATTGCAAAACGGGTTTATTCCAAGTTACTTCTCTACCAGTTAAAGCTTTACTTAATTTTATTTTAGCTTCATCCGATAGGGGACCTTTAGATTTTCCTAAGTGTCTTTCCCTATGCTTCTGCTTCCATTCTTCTGTATGGGTATAGCCTCCATTGCCACCATCTCCTCCAGTACTTCGATTAACTAAAGTTCCACCTTCATCAATTTGTCTTCTACCTAATTCAGCTATTAGTTGAATTTCGATTTTCCCAGCTTGATTTCGGGTGAGGTTTTTAGCAATTATTTCTACTTCAAATCCGTGTTTATTAACGTAGTTATCCCAAAATTTATTTCTTCCAGCCCATTTATTATAAGCTCTATTTCCCTTACCTATACCAACGTAAAATACTTCTTTGGTTTTAGGATTTAAATGTGTATAAACATAATATTCTCTCATGATTATACATATTATGGACTTGCTTAAAAATCGAGCAGGACCTTAACAATTCATTTCTCTTTGGTGTTAAAGGTTAATGTTCCAATACCAAAATAGCCACCCAAAGGAGATTACTTTTCTTGGAGAGGTAATGTATGCGATGTATGGTAGAAATTCAAAGCCATCTACTCTGTGGAAAGTTAATTTTTTCATTTCTCTTTTGTTTTAAAGGTTTCTGCCTTGTAGTTCTTAATACATTCTTCTTCCATCAACTCTACCATTTTAGAGTGGGAGATTTCTTCTCTTGCAAGTTGCCATTCCAACTTTCTTACAAATCCTTGCTT